ATCACTGCTCCTGCTGGATGGTGTGTAGAAGTAACACCCGCAGATGTAGACCTAACATTTACTACTAGGGCTGTCTATATTGGTACTGGTGGTGATCTTAAAATCATTACAGCTAATGGAGACACTGTTACATTTGTAGGTGTATTAGGAGGTAGTGTTCTCCCTGTACGAGCAGCACAGATTATGGCCGCTACAACTGCATCTGATATTATTGGAATGTATTAATGATTAGTACCTCTCTTAGTGCTGGGTTAGGGGTAGGTAACTCTCCTCTTGAGCCTTCCTACACTCGTAAGATCCCCACCTTCTCAGGCTCCCAATACGGCACACTGAGCGAGGCTATTACCTTTACAGGGGATTTTGAGGTAGAGGTTGAGTTTGCTACAACAACCCTTGCCATTAACCCAGCAGTAGGTAAAGCGTCAGATGCGGTGTCGGTGTTTGGGTTAAATGCGGATGGGAAAGCAGAGGCAAGATTTGGCGATAACGCTGCTGTAGCTGGTACAACAGTGATTGCAGATGGAAAGATTCATAAGGTTATTTACAAAAGAGCCGGTACAACTAAATCCATTATTGTTGATGGTGCTACCGAGTACAGTAATACCTATACAGTTGTGGATGTTGTGTGCTCACTAATCGGGATTGATGGGTTTAATAGATACTTCAACGGCCAACTTCTCTCCACCAAATTCACTGACAAATCAGGTGCAAGTGATGTAGTCACTAACTACGTCTTTGATAGTGGCTCTACCCTGTATCAGATGCCTAGAGGGGAGGCGTTGGGGGTTACACTATTTGATGACCTTCTCACTGCGGGTGGAGGAGGCTCTATCAATACAGTTGATGGTGTGACTACTGTTACGAATGGCGCAACTGGTTTTGACTACGCTTACAATACTAACGCCCTAGTCACAGAAGCAGGTAAGTCTTACTTGGTAACTGCCGAGATTGTGTCTTATACAGGCGCTAATAATACTTTTGGAGCTGGGACGGCAATCGCTGGTATTGAATTGGGGAGTGTCTCCAACCCCGTAGTAGGTGTTAATTCATTTACATTTACAGCAGGTGATACCACTAGCTATGTTCGCATAGGGCCAAATGATGCAACGGATGGTCTCAATACAATCTTTAAAGATTTAACTATTCAAGAAATCCCCAAAGCCTGCACCCTAACCAACTTCTCAGCAGGTGATTGGACTACATTCCTATACACCCAAAACATCATCCATGATGGCGGCAGTATTGCTAGTGCTTGGGTTGGGGGTGAGTTGGTAGTTAATGGTGGGTTTGATGCTGATACGGATTGGGATAAAAATACTGGCGTTACGATAAGCGATGGTAAGGCTGTATTCACGGGGGTATCAACTTTCCAAGGTTTGCAGCAAGTAACAACCTTAACTATTAATAGTGGAGTCTATCTAAGCGGATTCGGTATAACGGGGTATTCTCTTGGCAGTGTCGCTCTAAGAGTCGGAGGGGTAATAGGTTCGGTAATATCTTCCAATGCAATAACAAGCCAATTAATTACATCCACAGCGTCAGACCAAGTGGTCAGATTAACCACACAGGGCGAGGCATCAAATACTTTTGACAGTGATAATATCTCAGTCAAACAACTCTTGGAGATAGCATAATGAACACAATAGCAATCTTCCACCTAGCCTCCCTCACAGATGAGCAGAGTACAGAATACCTATCACTATCCAAGACAGGTAATCCAGCTTTTCTTAATACCCTCCCTATCAAGGGTGGTCTTAATACCCTCCCTATCAAGGGTGGTGGACGCATCCGTAACGTAGGGCTTGAGGAATTGATAGCCATAGCCAATCCTGTATGGGTAGCTCCTGAGCTGCTTGAGGATGAGACATCTACAGAATATGCGGCAAGGGTATTGGGAGAGACACAGCAAGCCTTCACCGACCTGTGGGCTGGACTGTATGTAGCCCTATGGATGCCTGAGAGTATGTACCAACTACTTACAAAACAACCTGAATTTATCACAGTAGCGGAGGCAATGTAATGGAAGAAAGACTTAGTGTTAATGAAGGAAGGTGCTCCATTAGGCTCTGCATGGAAAGAGTTTATTACATATTGTATGAATAAGAATGTAGAACTCCTAGCTAGAGCAGACACAGAACAAGAGATATTTAGATTACAAGGTAAGCATAGGTTGTATAAAGAGATGCTCACACTTCCAGAGATGATTAAAAGGAACACAGACAATGCCTGAAAAGAAGCAATCTAAAGAAGATAAAAAAGCTAAAGAAGCTAAAGAACTAGATGAATATGGAAAGAAGTTTTTAGAGAGTCATGGATTACGTGATTCAGAGTTGTACTCTTTCATATTTGATACTCCTAGACCAAAGAAGAAAAAAGAACAACATAAAGACAGTGGTAAGAACTACGCAGACGGAGGAGCAGTAGGCATGATGGGACTAGAAGAATATCCAGAAGGTATGCCTATGGCTCCTGATGAGGTAGGTGTTGAGCAAGGGACAGCAGAGGATGAACGAGCTTCCCTTGAGCTGGCTATGGAACAGTTCCCTATTGTTGGCACTATCATTGAGAAACTAATGGCTGCTGCTGCTCCTCCTGCTGAATCTCCTGAGGATACAGTGAAGGCTAACCTAGCTCCCGGTGAGTTTGTATTCACTGCTGATGCTGTCAAGAGTATTGGTGTAGACAAACTACAAGGTATGATGAATAAAGCAGAGGAATCTTTTGCTCAGAGTCAAGGTGGACAACCAGTTGAAGGAGAAGAGATGGCATTCTCTAAAGGAGGCTATGTAAATGAACAAGGACAACGTGGCTTCGTAGAACAGATGTACGAAGAAGGTAAGGAAGCTCAAGCCAAATACCATCGTGATAGTGGAAATAACTATGCAGATGGGGATCTAGTAGAGGAAGAACAATACATGCGAGGTAAGCCGGGAGGTAGCATCCTAGACAGGCTCACAGAAGGATTCATGGGAGGAGGAGAAGAAGCTCCTGCACCAATGGAAATCTCCCCACAAGAAGAATATAAAATGCGAATCGAAGCTATGCCTCAAATGCAAGAGGTAAAGGAACGAGCAATACAATATCCAGAGAGCAGAGAAGCCCAAGAGAATGTAGATTGGACTCGACAAATGCTAATGGATCAACACCCTTACAAATAAAGAATTTGTCTATCAGACCTTAATTGATTCCTGATAGACAGTATACTGAGAGGACTACCCATTCTGGCCCCTCTTATAACACCAACCCCCAACAGCTACCTTACTGTTAGTAGTAAGCCCTGAAAGGAGATATGATGACTGAAGAAGCAACCGCAGTTCAGGCTGCACCTGACGAAGCCCCGGCTGAGTCAAACCCTTATAACGCTAAACAAACACCTGTAGATATTCCTCGTGGTGTCATTAGTGCAGACGATGGGTTAGCACCCGCACCTAAGAAAGAAGAGGTGATACAAGCTAAACCCACAGATGAAGTGCCTGATGAACCAACAGAAGAACCAACACAGCAGTTTAAGAAAGTAGATTATAAGAAACGGTATGATGACCTTAAGCGTCACTACGACTCTAAGCTTAATGAATTCAAAGCTAAAGAATCTAAGATGTCGCAACAGATTAAGGAAGGACTACCAAACTATACACCCCCTAGAACCCCAGAAGAACTGGCTACTTTTAAGGAGGAGTTCCCTGAAGTCTATGATACTATCGAGACTATTGCTCATTCAAAATCAAATGAACAAGCAAAAGAACTACAAACTAGACTAGATGCAATTGAAAGTAGGGAAGCTAAAGTCTCACAGACAGAAGCATTCTCTAAACTCTCAACACTACAACCTGACTTTGAAGAGATTAAATCAACCCAAGAGTTTCATACATGGGTAGATAAACAACCTCAAGACATTCAGGATTGGTTATATAAGAGTTTCAATGCAGACCTAGCCTCACGCGCTATTGACTTGTTCAAACAAGATGTAGGATGGAAGACAACTAAGGAACCCGAGAAGCGAAAGCCCGGTCGCCCTAAGAAGGAACCATCTGCTGCGGATATTGTTAAAGTATCTGAAGTATCTGAACCTACCCAGAAAGAAGGGAAGATTTGGACATCAAAAGAAATTGACTATATTGCTCGACACAACCCTGAAGAAGCTGAGAAGCTTATGGACGAGTGGGAATCTGCTCATCGGGAAGGGCGGTTGGTCAAAGGCTAACTTAAAACTAAACTAAAGGTAAATAAAAATGGCTTCATTTGAAGGCGGTTCAACCGTCAACTTCGGCTCTGCTGTAACAGGACAGGGCAATCAATTCTGGTCTCCAGAAATCTTCTCGGCTAAAGCTCAAGTAGCTTTCCGTAAAGCGTCAGTCATTGATGCAATCTGTAATACAGACTATATGGGCGAAATCTCCAGCTTTGGTGATACCGTCAATATCGTTAAGGAACCACAGATCACCACTTATGACTACACTCGTGGTGCAACCATCACTAACACACCATTGACTGATGAAGAATTAACCCTCATCATCGACCAAGCTAAGGCTTTCCAGTTTAAAGTGGATGACCTTGAAACACGCTTTGGTAATGTCAACTTCCAAGCTCTTGCTGCTGACCAAGCAGGTTATCAGCTCAAGGATGATATGGATACTAACGTGCTTCTGGCTATGTCAGCAGCTTCAGGTGTACAAACCTACGGTAGTGCCACTGATGTTCTTGATGTTGGTCATGGTTCTGGTGAGCTAGATCCTCTCAACGTCCTCTCTCGTCAAGCTCGTCTGCTTGATGACCAGAACGTACCTGAAGAGAATCGTTGGGTTGTAGCTTCTCCTGAGTTCTATGAGCAGCTCGCAGATACTAGCTCTAAGCTTCTGTCTGTAGACTATAACAACGGTGAAGGTTCACTTCGTAATGGCCTAGTAGCATCTGGTCAGCTTCGTGGATTCAAGCTGTATAAGTCTAACAACATTCCTGCTTGGACTGGTACTGGTACTTCAAGTGGTCTATCTGGCAACTATGTCATGGCAGGTCATATGTCTAGTACCTCTTGTGCTTCTGCCTTTGAGCAGACCGAGACCATCCGTGACCCAGCTACCTTCGGAGACATTGTTCGTGGTCTCTTGGTGTTTGGTCGTAAGGTGCTTCGTCCTGAGGCAATCGTCAAGGCATACGTCAGTATCGACTAGTATGCAATAAACTTGTAATTAGTTGGCATTTTGTCCAACTAGTTACATCTTATAAGTAGGGATTGTAAAAACTTCTCTAATGGAACTCGCTAGGGTAGCCCCCGAAAAGTCATAGTCTCATGACCTGCGAGTATTCCTTTTATATTTGAGATAACTATAGGAGACTAATAGTATGTATATTCCTTTATGTGAATTCAAACAAGTAACATCTTTTGTTGATATGTTTGAAGGAAAAGTAGATAAAGAGTGTGATGGAGATTGTTGGGAATGGGTCGGAACTAAAACAAAACAAGGTTACGGACAATTCTTAGGACAACGAACACACAGAATAGCGTATGAACTATATAATGAAACTAATATAGGGCCATACCAAGTATTACATACATGTGATAATCCATCATGTGTAAACCCAGAGCATCTCTTCTTAGGAACCCATACAGATAACATGGCGGATATGAAGAGTAAAGGTAGAAGTAGGAATGGTGCCACAGGCAAACTTGAAGAAAATCGGAGTATAGAAGAACTATGAGTACCAGTTTCCTAGATATTGTAAATGAGGTGTTATATGAGATCAATGAAGTTCCATTGACCTCAGCTAACTTTTCAACAAGCACCAACATACAGCGTTTCGTACGTTCAGCAGTGAACAGAGCCTATCGTGACATCCACGATGAGGAACATAAGTGGCCTTGGATGGCTACAGGTGAAAGCTCAGAGCAACACCTAGGTAATGTTTACATTGAGACTGTAGCAGGACAACGCTGGTATGACTTAAAGGATTCTGCAACGGAAGCCGATGAGCAATATGCCCATGTAGATTGGGCTTCATTCACTCTTACGGAAGAGGGTGTATCAGGTAAGACAGCTCCCTATGTAGTGGAGCATGTTCCAGAAGTGAGTATGACAGATTGGAAACGGTATTTTGCTTCTACAGAGAATCGTGATAAGTCTGACCAACAAACCTATGGACAACCTAAGCGTGTCATGCGCTATCCAAATAATAATCAGTTTGGTCTCTCTCCCATCCCTGATGGTATATATCGTATATACTATTTTGCTTGGGATCAACTGACAATTCTAAATGCTTACGATGATAGTATTGTAATGCCCTCTCAATATCTCCCTGTACTAATGTCTCGTATCCGTTACTATGTACACCAGTTCAAAGCTAACACAGAAGAAAGCCGAGCAGCCCTCACTGAATACAATAGAGGACTTAAGCGTATGCGCCATGACCTCAATCCTATGGATGAATATATGACCTCCAATAGTACAGGTCGTATGTAATGGCAGAAACTACTGCTAGTTTCTCCTGTGCTGGTGGTTTGGATAAGGCTTCTAATGTCATCCAGCTATTCAAAACTCCCGGAGCAGCTACAAGACTCATTAACTTTGAAAGCTCTATCACTGGAGGTTATCGTAGGATAGATGGGTTTGATAAGTTTGGAGGAGGCTCTGCCACAACACCAGCAGGAACTACCTCACCTAACCTAGGTGTATTCAGATATGCTGATGGTGTTGTAGCCTGTCAAGATACTGGTGTATATTTCTCTACTGATGGTATCACTTGGATTCAAGTGAATAAAACTGGAGCTGAGGCAGGACTAGATAGCACAGCTCTTGCGGCAGCAGGAGAGAATGCTCGTACAAACCAAGAGAGAAACATCATCTCTATCTATGAAGGTGATGAGGAGTATGGTACTCTTATTCTAACTGATGGTGTGAATCTAATTGCTCACTTTAAAATTACTGACTCTGGTGGTCGTAAGTATTACTACGAAGAAGTGGAAGAAGCTGTAGGTGCTCCTGCTTCTCCAGAATATAATATTATTTATAAAGAGAGAAGCGTAGTACACCTAGATAGTACAGTGTTTTGGAGTGGTAGATTTACTCCTAATGATTTCACTCTAGCTAGTGCTGGTGCTGTAGATGTAGGAGATAAGATTACAGGGATTAAGGTTCATCGTGATGTTCTTTATGTATTCTGTAAAAGGTCTATCCATGCCATCTCAGACATAGATATGAACCCCACTAGGAAAACAGTTACTAGGAACGTAGGTTGTTTAGAGGGATGCTCTATTCAAGAGGTGGGTGGTGACTTAGTATTTCTAGCTCAAGATGGACTACGCACTCTAGCAGGTACAGATAGGATTGATGATATTGAAATCTCTACTATCAGTAAACCTATTCATCCTCTCATTAAAAACATAGCAGATAATATTAATGACTTTGATATTTCCTCTACAGTAATTAGAAGTAAGAATCAATATAGACTATTCTATACTAAGTCTACACAAGAGACCGCAGTTCAACGAGGTATTATTGGTGTACTTAAGTATGATAATGGTGGAATGAAGTGGGAATGGTCAGAGACTCTAGGTATAGAAGTTAATAGAATTTCTTCTGAGATGGATATGAATGTACTTGAGCGTATCTATCATGGTGATTATGATGGTTGGGTTTATAATCATATCTCAGGCACAGACTTTAATGGTGCTGCTGTACATGCCATCTTTAAGACTCCAGACATTGACTATGGTGATGTTGGTATGAGAAAGACTTTATATAGTTTGAAGCTCTCTCTAACAACAGAAGCTTCCTCTGACCTAGCAGTTACTATTAAGTATGACTTTGGTAGTGCAAGTATTCATCACCCACAACCTTATACACTAGATACAGTTAATCCACCTTCTCTATATGGAACTATGGTTTATGGCAGTTTCTATTATGGAAGTCCTGTAGCTCCTTTGATTGGACTTAATGTAGAAGGTAGTGGTGGCTCTAATTCATTTCAATTTGAAACTAATGATACAACATCTTTATATACCATCAGCGGATTCTACGTTGATGTACATCCTTCAGGAAGGGTAGACTAATATGGCAGGATATATCAGACAAGAAGAAGCTAACATTGCAAATGATGTACAGAATGAGGCTTCTCATCTAAATAATGAATACAATGCCCTTGTACAGGCATTCGCACAAGCAACAGGACATACCCATGACGGCACTGCTGCTGAGGGTGCATATGTCCCCATCATCTCTGATGCTGATAAGCACAATTACATTGTAATCAATGGAGACACTATTGAATTCTGGATTGACCATGATGGTGCTGGTAATCCTGTACAGCAGTTTGTTCTTTCTGATGGTGCTATTGCTCCCACTACTGATAGTGATGTGGATCTTGGGACTGCTACTGAATCATTTAAAACTCTTTATGTGGACACTATTACTTCTACAGGAACAGTTACGTTCACAACTGTAGATGTTAATGGTGGTAGTATTGATGGTACAGTGATTGGAAACACAACCCCTGCTGCTGGTAGCTTCACAGCTATCGTAGGTACTGGGGCAACTATCAATGGTAATATCACGGTCACTGGTACAGTGGATGGACGAGATATTGCTGCTGATGGTACTGCGGGGGACACTCACCTCGCAGCTACTTCTGGTGTACATGGTGCTACAGGAACTATTGTAGGTACTAGTGATACACAAACTCTAACTAATAAGACTGTTGATAGTGCTACTAATACCATCACCGTAGACCTATCAGAAGCCACTGTAACAGGAACCACTGCTGAATTCAATACAGCTCTTAGTGATGATAACTTCGCTACTATTGCCGGCTCAGAAACTCTTACTAATAAAACCCTAACAACTCCTGTTGTAAATACTCCAGACATCAATGCTCCTGATATTGATGGGGGTACTATTGACTCTACTATTATTGGTGGAACTACTCCTGCTGCTATCACTGGTACAGCTATCACTGGAACCTCTGCTACAGTTAATGGAAACATTACTGTCACAGGTACAGTGGATGGACGAGATGTAGCTACAGACGGCACTAAGCTAGATGGTGTAGAAGCTCTCGCTGAAGTTAATGATCCAGCCTTTAAGACAATCACTCTAGCAGCCACAGGCACAGGTGTAGTAACAGGTGATAGCACTATTGAAGCAGACTTGGATGCAGACACGCTAACCATTGAGGCTGGTGATGACATCACTCTAGTAGGTAGCGCATCTGGTGATAAAGTTACTATCGAGATGTCTAATGGCCCTACTAATGCTATCATTGGCCCTATCACTTCTACAGATAATGCTGTAGTAAGATATGATGGAACTGATGGTAATTCCTCTACAGATACAGGCGTAACCATTTCAGACCTAGATGTACTCACAGCTAATGGAGTAGACTTAGCTGCTGTATCAGAAACCTTCCCCGGCATCACCACAGCTGTAGCCGTATCTAATATCTATGAGCCTTACTTAGAAAGCAACTGGCCTCTAATGATGGAAGATAAATCATGGTTTGATGAGGATGGCGTGGGTGGTGACAGAGAAGATTATGGCTCTATCACAACTACTGAGCGAGATGCCCTATCCCCTAATGAGGGTGATACTTGCTGGAATGAGACAACTTCCACATTCCAGAAGTATCTATCATCTTCATGGGGTACAACCTATCGAGGGCCACAACGAGAATTCCCTGCACGGGCTGTAGCTGTTGCACAGGCAAACGATATAACTGTTTATGACCTTACGCAATCTGAACCCGTGCTGTGGATGAAGTTTGTTAATGCTGCGGGAAATATTCTAACTGGGACATTAACTATGTCCTCGGTTGAGTTGCGTGGAGGTAATTTATTTGTTGGGGCTAACACTGCAAACGATGGCCTATTTGTAATAAACCTACTTACAGATAGCGCTAAGAATTATCGTGCATCAGGAATGGGCAATATCCTGATATACCAAAATATTAGTGAAAGGAATGACGGTTCTGGTGCAGGAATAACTGATGCCGTTATTGGGCCATTTATAGTAGATGAAGTAGTCAACGACATCGCCACCACCCAACTCCCACAAGACGCACATCTAGCAGGTGATTCCTGTTACTTGGGCAGTAGCTACGGATGGGGGTGTGAGTGTAGGACGTACTGATAGGAGTGTTTGGGATAGCTCGGGAACATCGGCGGTAGAGCGGATTAATTTCTCTAATGATGGTGCAAGATTTGCTGCTGGTTTCCTTGGGTTTGCTCTCGTGGATATATTTAAAACGTCTGACGCTATTGCTGACGGATTCCTAAGGAATTCTCGGTACGGCTATACAGGACTTAATGCCGATATTGAATACCCTGATTCAGGTAAGCCGTATGAGATTGCTTATGGCGATATTTTAGCGGCAGGAGGTGACTTATTAGCATTAATCAAAGAGAACATTTCAGACCCCTCATTAAGTCTTATTAATAACATCACCTCAGACTACCAGAGTGGATGGCTAGCTGGTGATATTAAAGGGGCATGGTTAGCTGACTCAGACGATACCGATGTGACGGGTAGTGAGCTGGTTACTAATGGGACGTTTGATAGTGATACGAGTGGGTGGACTGGTGAGAGTACTGCAATCCTGACTTGGTCAAGTGGCGAACTTAATGTAGACAGAAATAGTGGCAATAGCGTTGGTGCTACACAGACAGTAACTACTGTTATTGGAAAGCCTTATGTTTTATCGGTGGAGGCCGTATCAGCCACTAATGGTATTTGGATAAATGTAACGGGTGGTACTCAGATAGATGAATCCTCTACTCCGACACTTGGCGTTAGAACAATCTCGTTTGTTGCCACATCGACATCGACTAAGATTGATTTAGGGGTTACGGGCAGCACTACAGGGACAGCTAATTACGATAATGTGTCTGTCCGCCTAGCAGACATAGACAGAAGCGTAAACGGTAATGGCCTACAGATAAATGGCACTATCACAAAGACCGCTCTAGGTGGTGATGGGAGTCTTGTCGGTTATTCAGGCTTTAGCGCAGCTAACTTCTTTGAGCAACCCTATAACTCAGACCTAGATTTCGGTACTGGGGATTTCTATATGATGGGGTGGTTCAAAACCAATGGAGCAACTTCCTCTGATAGATTTGTTGGAAGAGGTAGTGCAGCAGACGGGAATCTTTTAAGAGTACAAACAAATACTACAACAGGATACCTAGCCACTATTATAAACGGAATAACTGTGACAGGTGTTACAGATGTTACGGACAATGTTTGGCATCATCTAATGATAGCTAGAAAGAGCGGGGCTGGTTATTATCGATGGAGAGCTTAGTTATTCTGGCGTTCAAGCTGCCAGCGTAACTGGTACGGATGCAGTTTTAACTATTGGTGCAGATTATTTAGCTGGTGGCCCCGCTGACAATAGCTCTCTAGCCCTATGGCGCATAGGCGCAGGAGCACCAAGCTCAGAGGACAGCGAGCATATCTACAAGCAAGAGAAGCCCCTAATCGTTAATGGGTCTGATGCAACCCTTGGGGGTGCTAGTGATGCTATTAGCTCCCTCGCATGGGATGACTACAAGAAGCAGCTCTATGCTCAATCAGGGGATACTCTGACAACTATTCAAGGGTCAACGGTAATTAATACAGAGGCATCTACAGCAGATATTGTCGTAGCTTCTGACGGGGAGGTAATTGCAGAATGATAACTAGACCAAAGCTAAACCTAAAGCAAGCCTATGAGCGTGTTAAATCTAAGCTCACAGGTGTACTAGCTGACATTGCAGCCCTATGGCCTATTGCCAAGAACAGCGCAGGGAATGGGATTTATAATGGGAAATTCACAGTAAACCAGAAGGCTGATATTTCCAGTCCTGTTGCTATGGTTAATGGTGGTGTTCAAATAGATATGTGGAAGTCTGTTAGGAACAATATTGCTGGAAATTTATCCTTAGTTGATGGTTGGTTAAAGGCCGAAGCAACCCTAGCAGATGGCTCATTAGGTTTCTCACAAACAATAGAGGATTTCAATAAGTACGCTGGGGAGACTGTAACCATATCAACTCTAATTAAGTCTAGTCGCATAAATGCTAGGATATATATTGATGATGGAGTTGATACATATACTCAGCGTGTCACTAATACTGATGTAGTTAATGATATGGCCTTCACGTTCACAGTAGACTCTGCTGCAACTCAACTTATCATTTATATAATGATTAGCTCATCGGCAGGAGGCACTGCTACCATTTCCAGTGGGGATTATATAGAGTTCGGGGGAGATGGTGTTCGCCTTGACCTCGGCTCACACAGGCTTAGTGGGGATAGGGAGTATGGGGAAGAGTTGGCTTTGTGTCGTGGGTATTGGTATCAGCCTGATTCAGACCAAGCCTATGCTAATTATGCTGATGGCATCGCAAGCTCAACAACAAGATGCCACGTACTACTCCATCATGGTGAATTGCAAGCAATAGCAGACACATTAAGCACCACAGGGAATCTAAAATTAACTAGCAGAACGGGCGATTATGCAGTAACGGCCATAGTGATTAATACTACTGGCTGCTCCAAGACCGTCACCGCCTTAAAGGTTGATGTAGCAAGCGGCTTGGTAGCCAACGGAGCATACGCATTAACTAATGATAATGATGCAACAGCCGCTATCGGATTTGGTAACGAACTATGATTAAGAATACACCTTTTAAGATTGCAGGGGATGGCCTTGCTATTGATGGCAAGTGGTTTGCTAATTCTCGTCAAGATGTTCAGGATTGGCTGATTGGTAAGGATGATGACTGGAAAGCCCTTGAGTCTACATTCATCGAAGAGACAGAGGCGCATAACAACTGGCTACTAGTTCAGAGTTACGAAAAACCTACTTGATTATCAGGCTGCTGTTGATGCCTATGATAATTGGGATGGAGAAGGTGAGCAGCCTACCTTACCTGAGAATGTAACCAAACCTCAAGGCTACTACACTCAGGGAGAAGTGGATGACTCTCTTGCTATCCATGTTGAGTGGCAAGCAGAGGAGGTAGCATTTGAGTCTATTGATGGGGAGGTGTTCTCCAAACCGGAGCCAGAGATTCTATTCCGTCCAGTTGACCTTGTTGAACCTACCGTTACATCATCACCTAATCCGGTGCCCAATGTGCCAGAGGATGAGTTCACCCAAGAGCAGCTAGAGGCTCAACGCATCTCAGAGATTAAGGCAGAGGCCAAGTCCCTCATCCTTAATGGTATGAGTGAAGAAGAACAGCGTAACAGCCTAGCTGAACTGATTGCTGTCCTCTATACCGCTATGGTTGACCCATCCATCCTACAGAATCCTGTAGTAGTTGAGGAAGCCAATGCCAGAGTAGAGGCATGGAAACGTGTAGGGGCTATCCGAGAGGTGAGTAATAAGAAAGAGAAGGGGGAGGATGTATCATGGCCTACCTAGAATACCTCTCAGACGCTCTGTATTGGCCTGTGCTGGCTTATCTCCTTACCACCCTTACCCTAGTATTCTATTTAGCTGTAATGAACCTGAAGCGCAATAGAGAAGCTCTCACACCTATTGTTAAAGTGTTTGCCTATCCTGCTCTTGGTGTTGGGCTTCTCCTAGATCTAGTATTCAACTTCACCATAGGTACTATCATGTTCCTAGAAATACCACAAGAATGGTTGATGACAGCTAGATTAAACAGACACCTCTTAGATAGACACAATGATTGGCGTGATGTAGTTGCTGATTGGTTTGCTAAGAATTTCTTAGACCCCTTTGACCCTAAGGGCACACATGTAAAAAGGAAGGAACCTGATGTCACCTGAAGATAGCGCAGTACACCATAGACTAGACACACTAGAGAATACAATAGCCTCATCATTTGGTAAATTAACTGCCGCTGTGGAGAAGCTTGTTGTGTTAGAGACAGAGCATAAGGCTACTAGGGATACTCTAGCTAGGTATGGACAGAAGATAGATAACCATGATGGTAGGTTAGATACTATGGAGAAAAAGGTTCCTCTATATGACGTAATAGTAGAGGAAAAGAAAGCTAACTCTGTTCTAATACGTAGGTCTGTCATTGGTACGCTAATTAGTTTAGTAGTGGTGGGTATGGCTGGGTTATTGTGGACAGCTATAGTTAATCAATAGGAATGATGATATGTTATCTAAGCATTTCAGTAGAGAAGAATTTCAGTGTAGCTGTGGGTGTGGTGGAGACACTGTTGACTATGCATTAGTAGAGGTATTAGAGGATGTTAGAGAGTATTTCAACACTCCAATTGTTATTAATAGTGGGTATAGGTGTGCTTGTCACAATGCTGATATTGGTGGTAGTACAAATTCTCAACACATTCGGGGTAAGGCAGCAGACTTTCGAGTCGTTGGCATCCCGGAAGAAGAAGTTGTCAGCTACTTGGAGAGCCTCCACCCCAACGAATACGGTATCGGTGTATACCAAGGGCGTGTCCATATTGACGTACGATCACCTAAAGCCCGTTGGGAAGCATAGGAGAAAGAGATGAGTTGGATTGGAGAGTTATTTAGTAGTAGCGTAGGAGCTGTAGTAGATAGTATTGGTAATGCTATTGATAAGAACGTCACTAATGCAGAAGAGAAATTAGTTCTTAGGAACGCTTTAGTTAAGATACAAGCAGACGCTAAAGCTAAGGAGGATGAGATTGATGTTAAGATGGAGAAAGAAATTACTAGTAGGCATCAAGCGGATATGCAGTCTGATAGTAAGCTTTCCAAGAACATCCGTCCTGCTTCTCTTATCTTCTTACTTGCTGTTGTTAGTGTACTGTCTGTCACAGATGGTAATGTGGGCGAGTTTAGTGTAGGTGTTAGTTATATAGAACTATTTAATACTCTCCTATTGGTAGCCTTTGCTTTCTACTTTGGTGGTAGAAGTATGGAAAAAATAAGGAAGATGAAATAGATGAACCCCTTTGAGACAATAGCAGCAGGAAGACTAGGAGATACAGAAGCTCTCTATCCTTCTGATACTATCTACAGTGGTCATCTATCAGCAGGTGTAGAACAAACTGTTACAGTACCAGCTAATACAGACTTCTGTATCTTTGCTGCCACTGGTGACATCTTTGTGAACTATGACACTACCGCTGCTATACCCACTAGTACAATCAGTGAAGCTGGTGGAGAACTTAATCCTTTAATTAGATATGTAGGAGAGACAACCATTATTCATATTATTTCTAATGGTGGTGTACTAGTCACCCTTCAATTCTATTCTAAGTCTGATGTATAATCGTAGGTTTAACCAAGAGTCTGTCCCTCAAGAGATAGACTATAAAACTCAGGTAGCTAGGAATCAAATAGCTGGAGCACAGTTATTCTCAGGGTTTGGTGAGAGAGCTATAGCTGGAGCTGCTAAAGAAGATATATGGCCGGGGCCAACAGCAGTACAACCTGTTCCAGCAGCTACAGGAATACAAATGGAGATAGTATCTTCCTCTACTGTGGATAGTTATAGTTTAGGCACAGGCACAAAAGAAATAATTATACATTACCTAGATGCAAATGGAGATTCTCAGGAAGAGATGGTACAGCTAGATGGAACCACTCCTGTAGACACTATAGCCACTGATATTAGATTTGTTCAATGTACCCATGTATGGTCTGGAATAGATGCAGTGGGGGATATTAGTGTTATGGATACTGGAGGTACAATAACCTATGCCTATCTCCCAGCAGGTTCTAATAGATGTGCCTCTACATTACGAATGGTTCCTGCTGGTAAAACCTTATACATCACCTCTGCTATTGGTGGCTCTGCTTCTGGTGCATCTAAACGTGCCATCATTCGTATAGCTACAAACTCTATTGATGGAGAGATTATTAATGGTGGGGATATTCATTTCCCTCAAGGTACTATAGTTACTCAAGATAATTCTGTTTATGGTTCCTTTGACCCTCCTCTCCCTGTTGGTGAGTTTGCTATAGTTAAAGGCGAGGCAGAGACAACAGGAGCTAGTTTTGTTTCTATGTCTTACTTTGGTTGGGTTGAGGATAACTAATGAAAGAAGAATGGGTAGAAGATTATCTAGCTAGGTCAGGAGATACCACCATCATAGACGGGGAGCTAGAAGAGAATGAGCATGGCTTTGTTGTATGGAGAGTGGTTGATGATGTCTTCATTGCAATTCAAGTGTATGGTGATGGAAGGTATTGGGATGAATGGACTACAAATAAAGCAAAGGAACTAGGATGTTCTAAGATGAGATGCGCTACTAAGAGAAACCCCGAAACAATTCTAAAGAAGTATGGTGGTAGGGTTGTATCATACTTAATTGAACGAGATATAGGATAAAAACATGGCAACACCTACATATGCAGACCCAACAATCACCACAGACCCAACAGAGTCTCTAGTACAGGAACAAGCTGTAGCTCCTGCCCTTACACCTGCCACCACACAAGAATACACCACAGTAGAAGAAGCTGTAGGTGCTGAGGCTGTAGCTGCCGGTGAGATTGCAGAGGGTACAGGACAAGTAGTAGAAGAAACACAGATAGCTCAACCTGCTGTAGTACCTGAGGCTGTACAGGTTGATGTACAGACACCCACACAAGCTGCTGTAGTAGATGCTGTTAGTGTCTCTGATGCTGTAGATACTATGGCTGGTGCTACAGGCTCCCTCTCAACACAAGCTCAGATTATTGCAGAGCAAGGTGTGTTGTCTGCTGGTGCTACGGCTGTTGCTGTAGAGCGTGAGCTTACAGCTAAGGCTACAGTAAGAGGACAGCTTGATATTCTCTTTGCTGATAGTCCTAATGGAGAAACACCTTCATGGGCTAGACCTGCTGTAACAGAAGTAGAGAACATGTTGGCTGCTAGAGGATTCAGTAATAGCACAGTGGCTAGGGACTCTCTATACAATGCCATCATCTCTAGTGCTATGCCTATTGCCTCAGCTGATGCTGCTGCTGAACATCAAGTGTTTCTTACTAATCTAAATAACAAGAACAAAGAAATCTTATTCAATGCTGCTAATATGGCTAACATGGATATGACCAATCTTAACAATAGGCAGGTGGCTGCTGTTGAGAATGCTAAGAGCTTCATGCAGATGGACTTGGTTAATCTTAGTAATGAACAAGCAGCTACAGTGATTAGTTATCAGGCTAAACAACAAGCTCTCATGTCAGACCAGAGTGCTGAGAATGCTGCTAGGCAATTCAATGCTACAAGTCAGAACCAGACAGACCAGTTCTTTGCTAGTATGGCTGCTAACATTGAAATGCAGAATGCTTCTCGTACAGATGCTATGAGTCAATACAACACAACTAATACAATTGATGTAGACAAGTTTAATGCTGGTCTAGAGACTCAACGTAATCAATTCAATGCTCAGAATGCTTTGGTGCTAGAACAGAGTAATGTAGATTGGCGTAGGAATATGAACCTAGCTGACACTGCTGGCATCAACCAAGCTAACCAAGCTAACGTACAGAATGCTTTCAATCTATCTAACCAAGCCCTTACATTCCTATGGCAAGAGCTACGTGATGAAGCTCTATGGTCTCAAGAGAGCAGTGAAGCAGAACTTAATCGTGCTCACCAGCTTATGATAGGAAACCAAGAAGCTGATGCGGCTAGAGATGCTGCTCTGTATAAAGCTCTTGGTACTATGGGAAGTGATTTGTTTGAAGCTTGGGCCACCAGTGCATTCCCTGTCACTACTATAACTAAGACTATTACAGAGTATATTTAGGAGAGTAGTATGAAACGTAAAACAAACAAAGCTGTATTTAATAACGTAGAACGAGATACCTCTGAACGTATTGCTAAGATGTATAAGGCCATCCCCACTCGTAAAGGAGAGAGAGCTATAGAAAGAACTCTGGCTAAGAAACTTGGTGGGCCTTTAGCTGAGGCATTCTTTAGCTAATGGGAGGTTCAGTAAATGATTTCATTGATGATACTCTTGGTAGTGCCTCTGACTTTGTAGCTGATACTACAGGCAGCGTAGCTGACTTTGAAGCAGATACTATAGGTAGTATAGCTGATGTAGGAACAGCTACGTTTGATACTGCTGTAGAATTTGCAGAGGATACATTTGGTAGTGTAACAGAAGCTCTAGAGAAACCTGCTGACTTTATAGGTACTGCTGTAATCAATACACTAGACAGTGCTGCTGATGTTATCCATTCGGATGCTTTTGCTGCTGTAGTAACTGTAGTTATTAAAGCTTATTTCACAGCTCTATTAGGGACTGCTGCTAGTAGTATGATGAGTGGTGCTACTGCCTATGCAGAATCCATCCCAGCAGTTAAGGCTATAATGGAAACTGAAACCTATATGACTGCTGTAGAAGCTGCGGAGGCGTACAGAGAAGTAGAGGAGATATTGGATGGTATAGAGCAGCTACAAGATAATCCTGTAGGCTTCCTTCTTGACACGGCCATCCCTTCTGTGTCTCCCGAATTAGCAGCAGAAGCTAAGGATGCTTATGAATCCTTTACATTCGTAGAAGGATTGTCTGCTGACCCAGATAAGTTCCTTACAGACCAAGCACTAGACCTACTAGGGCAAGCTCCTCTAGGGGAACTAGTGCCTGACTTAGGAATAGACATTAGTATGGATGGACTAGACTTAGGATTACAAGACCCTGAGTTTAGCTTGGGTGGTGTAGACCTTGATTTATCCTTAGCTGACTTTGGTGATGTAGACTTTGGACTAGACCTCCCTACCTTTGACTTAGGTACTGAGGGTGAAGAGGCTATGAAAGAAACCACTCAGGTAGCTGAACAAGACGAGGAAGCAGGGGAAGGTCTAGAGGGTAAGATTGATATAGCATGGCCTGATAGAGAGCAGTATGAGATGGATGAAGACCCTGACCCTTATTTCAAGTATGCTCAGGCATTCAAAAGACAGACAGGTAAAGAGTTACAAGAAGCTGCTGCTACACCTATACAGGCTGTAGAAATAGAAGAGGAACCTACAGGGTTCTTGAAGAGACAACAACAGGATATAAGTTATGGCACTAGAAGATACTAAAGACCAAGTAGTAGCAGATTCTCTTAATGCACCTATTCCGGGACAAGGACTAACACAAGACCCTGAGAATCCTCAGCCTTGGGAAACTCCCCCTGAGATTATGGATGTTACTGAGGCTAGAGAAATCATCTTTGAGAGGCTCATTGACCCTAGCATTATAGGGGAACTCCTTACTCTTGTAGAGAATGGTATGCCTGTATCTAAGATTGCTAGTATGGTGGTTAAGCAAGGGTTTCGAGAAGGGCTATGGACTCCTGACCTAGTGTTGTCATTGATGGAGCCTACAGCTCTTATGATTATTGCTATTGCTAAAGAGTTTGACTTTGAGCCTGTGATTATAGACGAGGAACTTGCTCGTTCAGCAGAAGAGCAGTTAGACTTTATTAAGAAGACACAGGAAAAAGTTCCTGAGAACATTATTGAAGAGAAGCCTGAAGGTCTTATGGCTCCAATGAAAGGTGGTGTGTAATGGCTAAGATGAATCCTTGGACTGAGTTTGCTACAGGTTTTGTTGAGCGTACTAATGTACGGTATGCAGAGAAGCAGAAAGATTATAGAGACAACCAGAAGTTAGCTAAAGCATCTAGGTCTGCTGCTAAACTAAAACAGATTGGATCTGATATTGACACCTCTACTAAGCAGAAGCAGATTAGAGCTGTAGCCACTAAGTATATGATGGGAGGTAAGCCCGATGAACTAGCTCAGTATGCTACAAAAGGCATTAAGAATGATGAGATACGCGCTCAGTTCGCTGCTAAATACCAAAAAGAAATAGTAGAGTTAGATTCTGATGAGGCAATAACTAAATGGCTTGATACACATTTCGAGGATGGTAAGGAAGTAGATCCTAACGACCCTAAGTATGATGCTTATTACACAAACCTAGGAGAAACCCCAAAGCCAAATCATGTTATGTTTGCAGCCTTAGGTTACAATCCTAATAAGCATGTGGAACTAGCTAGGAAGACTGATGCAGCTAAGAAAGCTGAAGTTAGCTTTGCTGGTAGAGCACCTGCTGAGGCTACAATAGATTTCCTTGGTAAGAAAGAAGATAAAATATTTCCTCTCTCTGATAAATATATTGTTACAGAAGGCCCATACAAAGATGATCTAGTTGATGTAGGTTATAATAAAGCAGGAGATAAACTCATCTTCTTAGATGACGGGTGGATAAAAACTCCTGAGGGTACTCGTACTCGTAGAGCCTCTGATGATGAGCGTAAAGCTGGTAGCAGAGGGGTAAGTCCTCCTGTAACTCAACCTATCACAGAAGCACAGAGAACTGAAGCTACTGTTAGTCTTAAAGCGTGGGTAGATGCCCTTGAAGATAGTGATGACCCTGATGCAGCTAAACTTGTTGAAGCTATTAAACGTGAAGACCTTGTTACAACAGCAATCTCAGAGCCTCTTAGTATGAAGGGAGGAAACTACTTTGAAGGTGTTAAAGCTAAGATGAGAGAACTTGTAGCTGCCCGTAAACTAGATAAAGGTGGATTCTTTGGATTAGGTTCTGGTTTGATTGAACCTCCTAAGGGAGCAACACCTCAACCTAGTGCAGCTCAAGAGCCTGTGGTAAGAGAGATTAATGGGATTAAATATAAGTTTGATCCTGTAACTAAGAAGAACTTAGGTAAACTATAATGGCAGATATTCTCCCTTCTTGGGATGAAACAGAAGAAGTGCTCCCTTCTTGGGATGACACTATATCTGTAAGTCCCAGCACACCAACAACACAAGAGGTTGTTTATGAAGCAGCTCCTTCTGAGTCTGATGCTATAGCTGAACGCCTCCCTACCACTGTGCGTGTAGGGTTTGGTGATTACACAGTAGACACTGGCATTGAGCTTGGTAAGAAACCAGCCGCTTTCCTTACAGGCATGGGTAGTGGTATGACTAGCTTGTCTAGGGGTATGGAACAACTGTTTGGTGGAGACACTGAGGAGCTACAAAAGCAAGAGCAATACATGAGAGAGCTTAGGGGAGATCCTGAGCTTGGTGCTTCTGCTATTGGAGGAGAGATTACAGGAGCCTTTGTTGAGCCTGTAGGTCTTGCATTCCCTGTAGCTAAGATAGCCAAGCTAGGTAAGCTAGGTACAATCCTAGGTGTTGGTGCTACGTCTGGAGCTATTGGTGCATTAGACTATGCCCCGGAAGAGAGTGCCCTCAAAGACTGGATGAATGAAGGGATGCAAGCAGAGCTATCCACCAGACAGGTACAAGCTATCACTGGTGTTGTAGGTGGTGGTGTTCTTACTGCTGCTTTCTTGGGTAGTGGTAAGGCTGTTGGATGGGTAATGGATTATTTCTCTAGTGGTAAGAAACTCTCTGATGCTGAACTAAGTAAAGTGCTAAAGGATGAGTTTCAACTTGTAGGCAAAGACACTACAGAAGTGGATGACTTAGCTTCTACTATTAATGGTTTGATGAAGAAGGATGAGTGGAAAGAGTTAGATGAATTAGCTATGGAACTCTCTAAGATGCCTGAGGTTAATGAGTCTGATATTCTTTCTGTTATGACTAAGGGCTTTCCTCCTACTGCTGAGATTAGTCCTAAGGTTGTTGAGGCTGCTGAGAAATTAGCTGCAAAGATTAATGCTGAACATGCTGTATCAACAGATGATTTGTTGGCTTTGAAGGAAGCTCATCATCTGTATGCAGGGTGGGCTAAGTCTCCTATAGTTAAAGAGACCGGTGAGACTGCTGTTGATGTGATTGACAGATTAGTTCCTAAGAAACTTTCTAAGCGTATGCAGACCAAAGCTGACATGGAAGCTGGTGCTAGTATGAAGGCTGCTATTAAGGATGACAAAGAGTATGCTGATTTCTTACAGTGGATGGGTAAGAATAAAGCAGATGTAGATGCTATGACTAGGGCAGAGAAGGAAGCTCTAGTTCGTCAAGGTGTTGAACAACAACGTCTTGAGATGGCTAAGATGTGGATGGGTAAAGACGTATCTGAGGAAGTTAGAAAGACTGCTCAATCAGAACGTATGTTCAATGAAGCATTTGACCAACGTATAGTAGATGACTTAGGTTCTGCCGAACAGATTGCTAAACATGCTCCTGCTGTAACTCCTTCTCCAGCTATGAAAGATGCTATGACTAAGGCTATGGGTAAGCAAGCTGGTAAGGCTAGTCCTGAGCTATTAGAAGCTATTGCTAGTGGTGGCGTAGGTTATACCTTAGCTGTCACTAATGATGCTGACCAAGACAGTGCTGCTATTCTAGGTTTTGCTGCTATGTTTGCTCCTAAGATGGTTAGGAAGATGGGAGGTAAAGTCAATGACTCACTAGCTACATGGAAAGAAGGTAGAGCCACTGTTAAAGCTAACCAGTTTATGGGTGCTATTGAGCGTGAGTATGCTCGTGGTGTATTGGCTGGTAAAGCTCCTGAGGATATTGTCAAAGAGATGGGAGGTAAGTATCCTACTCTTGGAGAGGATTTGAATAAGGCTAGAAAACAAGCTGGTCGTATTAGTAAAATCTCTCTAGCTCAGAATCTTGATGAGGCTAAACTTATAGTTGATGGTGTAGCAGCACAAGGAACTATTGATAGAATCACACAACCTATTATGACTAAGATTAGACAGATTAGTCCTAGGGTAGGTCATCGTCTACAGGAACTAGAAAGCTCTACTAAATGGAAGACTGCTAGTTATATTGAGAGAGTTGACCCTTTCCTACATTCACTAGGTAAGCTAGAGAAAAGTGTCAGAGATGATATACATAAACATCTAATCAATTCTGATTGGGTAGAAGCTTCTAAGGTTGTTAATAAAGCTTTAGGAAAGGACGGTATTCAAGGCTTACTAGAAGTTAAGAAGCTTATGAATGAATTAGGAGCAACCCAAGTTAGAGAAGGTGTTCTTGGTAAGGCTAGTTTGATTGAAGATTACTTCCCTCGTATGATTAAAGATAGGGCAGGGTTCCAGAAAGCATTAGGCTCTAAAGACCTGCCAGAACTTGAGGCCATCTTAGTTCAATTAAAGAAAGACCTTGGTCGTACTCCTACTCCTTGGGAAGAAGCTGATGCTGTCAATGCTTTCTTAAACAAAACTATTAAATCTGCCGGTGTTACTTATACAGGTAGACCCGGACATTTGCAGTCTCGTAAGATTGCTCAAGTCATGGACAGGCATCACCAGTATTATGAAGATCCTATTAATGTAGTACATACATACATTGAACATGCTGTCTCTGAAATAGAGAAAGCTAAGTTCTTTGGTAAGGTTGCTTATGTAAAAGACCCTAAGACTAAAGCTATGAATCTCGACAGTAGTGTTGGTAAGTTGTTAGCAGATGAGAGTCTCACTGATATTGAAAGACGTACTCTGACAGAACTAATCACCACTAGGTTTGGTATGGGTGAACAATCTCCTAATGAATATATCTCTGGTGTTCGTAACCTAATGTATGGAGGTGCTCTTGGTGGCCCTGAACCTGCTCTTACACAGATAGGTGATATAGCTCTTAGTAATTATGTTAATGGTGTAATGCCTACTATCAGGTCTTTGGTTAAGATTGCTTCTGGTAAAGCTGACATTACAGCTAAACAAGCTGGACTGATGAACCATGCTTCTCAGGAATTTGTATCTAGTGGTTGGACTAACAAGGTTACACAGAAACTCTTTAAGCTTGGATTCTCTCAAGTAGATAATCTAGGTAAAACTGTCATGCTCCAAGGTGCATTGGACAAGGGAGGTAAATTAGCTCGTACCAAAAAGGGTATTGCTAAGTTGCATGAGAAATATGGAGCTGCTTATGGAGATGAGTTTACAGACTTAGTAGAAGACTTAGCTAATAATAAATTATCTCCTAATGTTCGTACCTATCTATTCTCTGAACTTACTAGAGTACAGCCTGTCTCTTTATCTGAGCTTCCTTTAGAATATCTAAGGAACCCTAATCTAAGACCTGCTTGGATGTTTAAATCATTTATGCTTAAACAAGTTGATATGATTAGAAATGAAGCTATTAATAATATTGCTAAAGGTAATGTTGCTGAAGGAACTAAGAATCTATTATACATTACTTCTCTCCTCGGGTCAAGTGGTTTAGCTATTGCTGAGTTAAAAGCTTATGTAATGGGGAAGGATAGTACCTTAGAAGAAATGACACCTGTTGATGTTGGCTTTGGTATAGCTAGGAATGTGGGCAAGACCTTTGGTATGCCTGAACGAGTTAGAGATCAGCTTAAAGCTGGTAGTGTAGGTAAGGCTGTAGGTGAAACCCTAGGTATTCCTATTGACATGTATGATAAAACTATACAAGGAGCTATTGAAGGTGATCCTAAGAAGGCCGCTAAGTCCACTGCTGCTGGAAGGGCTAGTGTACGGGCTTGGGAAGTGATAGAGGACACATTCTTTTAATGGATAGCTATTCTAATGAGGAGCTGTCTACGCTCTTTACACCCTCTACCCCTACCTACCCCCTCAAGGAAGAGAGAAAAGCCAACACAGAGCAATACAGAGCGTCTGAGGCTATGTCTCCTCCCCTATTAGGGAGGCTCAGTACGCTTGGCCTCCTCAAATAGAATACTCCTGTGCGGGAATGGAGAAACTTCCACATCCTTTGACGAATCTGTATATGACACTATTGTCAGATTCAATTGGGCCCTCAGAGACAAGGGGCGTACAGATGTATGGGTGGATGCTTTACTAAGGCATGGAGAGAAGCTTAGGCATCACTACAGCAACGCTGGTACACCTGAGATATGGAGGTTGAACGGAGAGAGTAAGCATAGGATGAGTCAGATGCCTAGTGAATGGTATCCTAACACTACGTTTATTTCTGAAAGGAATTATCAATTGATGAGGAAGGAATTCGGTAGTCAGATGAAACCGTCTATTGGGTTTGTGACTATCTGGTGGTTGATTAATATCATGGAAGAAACTGATATTACTTTGGTGGGATTTGACTTTGGTAAAACCAAGAATAGGTATACCGATGAGATGCCATACACTTCACATGATTGGAATCGTGAGGCTTTTATTGTACAGGCTTGGGTTGATGAAGGAAGAATTAAAAGATTATGAAAGAAAAAGTATTAATTATTGGAGGGGGTTCTAATCTACCTACTTTCAATGCAGATGACTATGATATAGTAGTTAGAATAAACCTAGGAATCTGTGAAGGTGATTGTGATGTATGGGTGTGGGGAGGTAGTAGTAGAATATTTAAAAGAGATTTTCTCTACAAGTCAATAGAAGCACTTATAGGAGATAGTCAATATAAGAAATTATTGAGGGTGGATGGAAGACCTATCACTGAGGAAACATGCCCTCTAAATGCACTTGATAAAGCCTCTACAATTTCTAAAGAACTTTATTGGGACTTAGCTGCCTCATATAAAAATGAATCTAAAAAGACTAAACCTACTTCCGGTTTAATGGCTATTCTATATTATTTACATCTAGGAGAAGATGTAACTATTATTGGTTTTGATGGTTATTCCACGCCTAATAGATTTATAAAAGAGGAGAACCATAATCCTAGGAGCCATGATTTAAATGTAGAGAGAGCCGCATTCGACTCCCTCCATTCTGATGGTTTAATTAAGAGACTTTAGAAAGTTTTTAGGAACAGAATTCCATTCCGCTTATGCTTCATCCTCTGTGTCTTACCAAACACAGCTTCGATGCGCTCAGTCCACCATGCTTTACTTCGGACTGTTGTATGTGCTTGCTCCCCGTTAGGGAGTTTACATGCAGCTTCCACTAAACTAATAACAAACACAGCCTTGTCACTCAGCCTATGAATATCTTTAAGCACTTCATCCACAGCTTCTTCAGGGACATGCTCCATAACATCAAGACATGTGACCACATCTACATCTTCGGGATTGGGTTGTTTGTTGTGCTTGCTAATTGCGGGGTCATAACGATACTTCACTTCATTAGGTAGCTTATCTAGAAACTCAGATTGACCACAACCATAATCTAAGACACTATTAAACTCCCTGACTAGAGGAGCAATAGCTCCCACTAGATGTTTGGAGCTAATACCATACACCTTCTTAGAATGCATCTGTTTGTATTGGTCGATATAATACTCTTTGATATTCTCTTCTTTACTTGGCATTAGCCTCCTCCCATCTCATCGTTATACATATTGGTTACAGGCTTCTTTGGTCTACCTGCTTTCTTCTTTGGGGGAATGTTCTTAGGAACTTCCTCCTTTTTTTCGTCTAGAGTAAAGGCTTGGAAGAACTCATAGTCTCCCTTAACTAGCCCACCTTGAGGAACATAACCATTCCCCATCTGATAATTACACTGCTCTTGGAACAGGTAAATATCTTTATTCTTTACTACTACATAGCTTTCCATATCTCTTGTCCTCTTAGTTTTGTAACAAAGCTTTCCAACGCTTACTTCGTTTCCTCTGTAGATTACCTGCCTCAATAGCCTCAGCTACATTTAGATAGAGATTACAATCAATGTGTGTATATCCCATCTCCTTAGCAGCTCTGTATCTATTGTTTCCTCTTTGTATCCTTAGGTATACATGCTTGTATTCTGTTGGGGGAGGCTTGCATCCTGAACAACTCTCTCCCCATTCATCATTAGTGAGACAAGCTATTGTTAATGGTTCTATCATCCCTCCCTTCTCTATGCTTGCATACACCCTAGCTTGAAAGATGTTACTCTCTATCCCCTCAAGCATATCAAGCTGATTAATGGGGATAGACAGTGTTCTTTGGTTCCTGTTCTCCGCTTTCAAAGTATTCACCTAACACCTCCGCTAATTCTCCAATGAATGTTTCAAACTTAGTCTCTGCTACATCTTGGTGGTCTAGGGGTAGCTCTACCCTAACAACATTACCTATTGTGTCACCATCTTTATCGTCCCCAAGAATAGTACATTCTAAATTAATGCTCCGTGTTTTCTCTTGTGCCACTTCATCTGTCTCTTGCATTCTTCTGTTGCATCCTCTAAATTATTATAAACCAATGCTCGGATGTATGTATCTCCTTGTCTCCTAGCCCACTCAACTCTGTTATGTCCTGCTCGTATCTGCATTATCTCCCCCTCAATATCAGGAGAGTCATAGATATATGGATAAGCCTTCTTATGTTCTGCCCATTCCTCCTTAGTTGTCTTATATACTACGATGGGATGTTCAATGTCCTCCGTCTTAAGTATAGCTGAAAGCTCCTCAATTGCCTTAGGAGGGGTCATCGGCTGTAATAGGTGTATTGCTATGCCTGTCTCTTCTACCACTCACCAGCCTCCTGCCATTGCTTCATCTCTTTCTGTTGTGCCTTACACATCTTACTGGCCTCCTTCATACTTCCACATTTAATAATAGGAACTGTTCTAAATCCTAGTTGCCTTGCTGCCCAATACCTGTTATTACCACATCGTATTTGCAATACTACATCATCTATATTCTGTAAGGGAGGGAACTTTAACATGTCAGGATTATCTTCACTATATGTAGTCCACTCATGTCCATCCATAGGAACTACAATCAAAGGGTTAATGAAACCTTTATCAATCAAGCTCTGTTTCACCTGACCAAAGAAGTCCTTATTAAACACCTCCATTGAAGGATAGATATTATAGATGTTAACATTGGTTTGAACGATGCTCATGCCCAATCCCCTTTATCACGCAAGGTTCTCTTGTACAACCCAACACCATACAGCTTAACCATCCCCACCCCTGTAATAATCTTCTTAGTTTCTCCTTCACACCTAGGGCATGGTGGTGTGGTGCTATCTGTTATCTTAGCTTCATAAGTGAATGTTGTTACATCACCCTCTTCATTCACACAGTCTTCATCAAGACACTGTGCTGTATATGCTACCATGATAATTCCTCCGCTTTACGTTTAGCTATACTGAACAACCCAACAATCTCTAGCTTAGAGAAGCCATGAGGAATGAGTGTATACACATCATCTCCTACATGCTTCTCATCCTTAAAGACTTTCTTGGTTCCCACTACAGCAAACCTATCAAACTCATAGTCCTTAATGGTGTCTAGGAGTTGGTCTTCTGTAGACTTCCTAAGTTGTATTACTTCTGCCATTATAATATTCCTGTTGCCCACACAGCTCCGGGAGACAGTGTGGTAATACCAGAAATAGATGGATGCTTAGTAGCCTTAGCTGTAGTTACAGGAATCAGATAATGATCTATCATATCCCCTTGCTTCTTCACTGTAGCCTCTAATCCAGCTATCCTCCCCTCATATTCCATCTTCATAGTGGCTATAACCTCAGCCACCTCATCCATTATCTCACCCTTAGTATCTTTCTTCATAGCTACTCCACTAGTACCCATTCCTATTGCCATAGGTGCTCCTCCTATCATCAAACTCTCCTTATATAATTTAGAAGCTTCTGCCCACTTCATTCTTACCTCTGTTGCTGTAGGCTCCTTCATTAGATAGTCAGCTCACAAGCATTCCCACTGCAACTATACTCCTTCATACCAGTAGTAGCATCAACAAGCTCGTACTCACCAAGTAAAGACCAATCAGCAGTAGGCATACTTCCAACCATTCTCTCGTACTCATCTTTATCAATCTCCTGATAGGGTGCTTGCTTATAACTATGGTCACTATGGGGTAGGAAACTTATACCTGATACAATATCAAAGTTATCATACACCCAGCTCCCCACCTGTAACCACTCATCTTCTTTAACGTACACTGTGATACTAGGCTTATGCTCTGTCCAATGTAGCTGATATGTCTTCCACATCTCACACTGTTCAATGGCAGTCATATCATCACGCATAACAGACCCCTCTGGACTCTTAATAGGGAATGAGAATACATAGCCTGAATCGGGCTTCATCACATCATCCTCTACAGGGAATCCCTGAGCCACCATCATAGTAGCTAAGGGGTCTTTCTTGTCTGCCCTGACCGTACGAATATAATAATCGGAATAGCGAGGATGTATACCAGAGCTACTATCCACAAGTTGAGATACAGTGCCGCTAGGCTTGACAGCAGTAATAGCAGTAGCGGGATTAATCCCCAGTTTCTTAGCCCACTCTTTGTTTGTTTCAATTGCCACCTCCTTTAGTTGCCTTAGGATACCATCTAGCATATCTTCATCAGTCAGTTCACTACTATACTCCTTACCTACAAATACCTTAGTGTCTTCCCACAGAGCCGTACCACTCATAACAGGATGATCCATAATACCTGTAAGACTAACACCAAGCAAAGCCTCTTCCTCTGTGTTCTTCTTCCATGCACTAGATAGATAACGGAAGTCTGTTAGTGTAGCTTGCATTGTCCCAATGATAGCAGCCTTTCTTACTTTCTCCTTCAAGGTATCAAGTGTATCATCCTTACGGATAACTACTTCACTGAGGTTACAGAACTGTTTGCTTCTGAGTACAATTTCGCTACAGGGATTACAACCCCATTCAGTATAACCAAGCTCTGCTCGTCTAGCTGGCAACAGGTTGTTCGCTGCTTCCCTGTTAAATATTCCTCGCTCACCAGATTTACTATCATACAAGGCTTTCCACTCATCAATGAAGATTCCAATATCAGGCTTTTCAGTGTAGCATACGGAGTTGTTTGCAAGTGCTCGTTCTGGATGGACATGATACCAATTTACCTCGTGGTCTCGTTGAAGTTGCTCACTCTCCCAATCATCTAGTTCAAGAAGGAGACTACGTTCTCCGTATGGTTTGTCGTCAACCACTACAGAATACTTACGCTTAGTCTCGTCCTCAGTGTGACCAAGGAGTGTATACTCTACTACCTTTACTTGACTCTTAGCTACTCGTGTCTCAGCGTCACTGAGGTCTGACAAGCTAATAAGAGCACTGCGTCTTACACCACCCACCACTACAATCTCTGCAATCTTACACATAATATCATGTGCTGCAATAGGTGTTAGTTTATTACCAGCAAACCTACGAAATGTATTTACTGTGTACTGAAACAAATCGACCAATGGTTGTGGCCCACTAGCACGACCCCCAAACGTCTTGAGTGGCTCCCCCTCAGCTCGTACCTTGCTGACATCCCACTTAGGGACTTGTCCTTGGTATAGAAAAGCGATGAGTTCTTTGAAAGCTTTAGCCCATCCAATCTTACTATCTCTAACAAGGATTGTGGTATCTGTGTCATAGAATTCCTCTGCAATAGTAGGTAGTTTAGACACAGACTTTGCTTCCACTGAGAAGCCTAGTCCTGTACCACACATAAGGATGTACATAGTCTCATCGAATACACGAGGATGGTCTACAGCTACATAGCTACAATTGAATCCAGCTACGTTGTCTCTGTCTAGTGCCTCACCTGCTGTCATCATGGTACGCATAGACCCCATAACATCTGTGTCATAGATAGATTGTTGACACTCACGTACAATCTTCTTATGCTTAGGGAATTTACCTACCCAAAAGTCTCCCCATCGTTGTGTTGTTTCATCCCACCCCTCTCTTCGCTTCTCTTCAGGAAGCCAACGAGCATAGCGGCTGAGAGCAATGTACTCCTCATAGCTACTCTTTAATCCTGCCATTAGTCGTTCTCCTCTTCCATCTGCTCACATCCCTCACTCAAGTCAGCCACCATGATAGACCTATCAATGTCCTCGTCCATCATAGATAGGTTCTGCCAACACTCTTCGTTGTTACACTTAGCTGTGCAATATAATAAATCTTTCATAATTATTCTCCTGATAAATAATACAAAATTGATACGGTAAGCATTACACCTGCCAATGCAGGTATTAATACTACTAAGGTCATCCAAATTGTTTCAAACATAAGATCACCCCTCTCGTTTAGTTGTGTGTAACCTACTACACCTTGGACAATATAAGTTCTTAGGAACCTCATCAATCTCTATGTTAAATACTAGATGACAATCGCTACATATAAACTCACACACCACATACTTCTTATACTTAATCATATGTACTTCCTCCTTCCCATACCATTTGAATATAACCTTTCTTGTAGTCAGAGGCATTTAGTATCTTCACTTGCATACCCAACATCATCAGTACTTGTGGGGGAGCAAGGCGCAAACCTGTCCCACTTAGTATAGAATCATATACATCCTGTGACATGTATACTAGACGACCATTCTCAGGTACATTATCAAGGTCTAGCAGCCTCTTAACTTCTAGTAGTTGTTTCCAATAACCAAGCTTCATATTTCATAGCCTTTAGTATGTCCTGTTCAATACTATCCTTCTTACCTGCCCTTAGTCTATACTTAAGGCTGTTCCCTTTCTTATAGCCTCTGAATTCCTCTGGTGTCAACAGCTTCTCAATAGCCTCTATCACCTCTAGGTCAGGAAATAACTTATAATGATTAGGATTATTAACAACATCAATAGGGTTGGTCATGTGTCTCTCCACCTCGTCTGATAACACTCTCTCTCCTGTAGCACTTAAACAATCATCATTAGGACAAAACCAATTGTCCCCTTCAAACAACAAGGTGCTCCCACACTCTTCACATTCAATTGGACTACTCATATCTTCTCCTACCAATGGTGTATCACTCCTGCTATTATAACAACCTCTGTTGCCACTGTCAATAGCAACAGACATCTTCCTATACTACACATATCAACATAGCCACTTCATTAACCGTATACCACACACAGCTATTCATCTATCCTCCTTATAATGGCAGAGCGGATACTCCTATTAAGCCTGTCATTATGGACAAATAATATCTCCTGAATGCTTTCTCCTCCCCATACAAATTTATCTTCCCACACAAAGTCAGGATGTTCCAGTACAGCTCCATCCTCCTTAGACTTCTTGTACCCAAGTATTTCAAGATACTCTATTTGCTTACTAGTCATCTTCCATCACCTCAATCACCCTAAGAGCTGCTGCAATATGAACTTCCCATCTCTTCCTACCTGCCATATCCCCTGCCATCACTTGATTAGCATAAGCCTCTCCACAGATAGCCCTTGCTACCTTCTCTACTAGATAATGACTGCCTTCGTTGCCATTAGACCCTACTATGTCTATTCTACTAGGCATCTGTCCCTTGTCCTTGGTCACAGGACTAACCTCTACCTCATAACTCTCACACCTGTCATACCCAGCACAAGGAAGAGTGTTTAGTCCGTTACGTTCTCCCATATTAAAACAATTGCCCTCCTTAAAGTAGGTGCATCGTTGGTATCTCATTGCACACCACTCCTGTATTGGAAATGCCTACTAGGTATCTTGCCAGTGGTATGCACAATAATATCTGTATCATTCACATAGGTAAGTTTCTCATACAGCGCAAGACACATCTCCCAATACTCATCACAAGAGATACCAAGGCCAACACCATCCTCATCTTTAAACTTCAATGTAGCTTTCTTACCATACTTCTCTTTAGTTACTTTCATTACAACCACTCCTTCATTAGATAGTTCATAGAGAGTTCCATCAGACAATACTCACCATCCTTCACCTCATGTAACATCAGACACCCTTGCCAATGGTCATTAGCTTGATGTCCCTTATAGTCCTCAAAGTGCTGATAGAAGCTACCTGCTACAAGCCCTCGTAAAGTCTTGCCATTACCTAAGTGCTTCATAGCCATATCAAGCCCTTGCTGGTGGCCCATCACAAAAGAGAAGCCTATGTTATTTAGCTTAGTAGTGGCCTTGCCTCCATATGGATGACCACTCATAGGTTGATAGAAGTAATGAGCATAGGTTAGTCCATCAATCTCAATAGGCTTAAGGAAGTCTATCACCTCCCATCCATACCCCTCTAATCCTAATGTATGAAACCCTAACACACCATCGAGTTCAGGGTTAGCATTGATGTGTCTAGCTATACGGTTCTCGTGGTTGCCTAATAGGAACACCATGCGAGGGTGGTATTGCTTCTTCTTGTCATGCTTACGCTTCTTGTTGTACCTATTCAATGGCCCTAGAAGCTCCTCCATTGCCCTCTGACCGGCTTTAATGTCCTCTAGGTAGTTTGCCCCCTCTGCCTTCTTAGTCCCCTTGTCATAGGAGCTGAGGCTGTGCATATCAAAGTGGTCTCCTAGGTGAATTATAACATCAGGCTTATGACGCACGATATAATTACCGGCTGCCCTTAGGTGGTCTATATCTACTCCCGGTTTCACCTGAGTATCTGGTACTATGAAATGCTTACTCATCCTCAGGCTCCTCCCTATTCTCCATAGCTTGAAATGAATGGTTATAGGCTACACCCATGACAGCCTTTAGATTAGTTAGCTCTTGAATCAACAGGTCTATCTTCTCTGCTCTCTGCTTGGCCTCCTTCATAGTACAAAAGCTAAAGTCTAGTGTTACCTTCCTAGAACAATCCCATATAGTGAAGTCAACCCCTACATAAGGATACTCAGGGTCATCATCAACATCAACCATAACATGTAGCATCCCACTGTCTGAATGGTCTTTAGGATTTAGCCAACGTCTTACATTATGTATTGGTTTATTCATTATAATTCTATCTCCAAACAAGGGTTAATCATAGGAGCACTATAATACAAGGCAGAAGCATGAAGGCTAGGAATAAATACACTGTCCCCTCGCTTAATGTCTCTCCTACACATAGCATCCTTAGCTCCCAGCTTCTCTACATACTCTACAACCACCTGAGCCATTTGACTCTCTGCATTATATATACCAGCCTCACTATCCCTTAAGTTCCTTTCGCCAGCATAAGTGAAAACAATATGCTTAGAATTATCAATAGATACAACTCCCTTACCATACCCGTAATACATAACACCTTCAAGACGAGTCCACATTCTTTCTACATCATACTCTTCTCTCCATTGTATCTCTGTGTATACTACTGTACCTCCTGTCTCCTCATTCATTTGATAAACCTCTTAATAATAATTGGATGTGTCCGCATAGCTGTAGTAATAGCTAATGGCCCAGCAACTATAAAACTCCACCACACTGTACTACCTATCGCATCCAGATTAGCAGCAGCAATTATACTAGTGAGATACCACCCACTAACACCTAGAACTAAAGAAGTTAGGAAGGCAAATACATAATGCCCCCCTATTACATTCTTCTGTTGTATACCTAGAAGGTATATAGTAATAAATTGTGCTATAAATATAATACCCTCTTCCATTATCTTCCCCTCTCTTCGTTAGTCTTGACTTGATGACAAGGCTTACATAACACTTGGAACCCTGTCTCTGGTGTAAGCCTTTCCATGAAACTCTTGAGGTCATCACCACACTTTAAAGTTCCTACAGGAACTATATGGTCGATTTGAACTTCCTTATCTGGATACCAATTGTCACAATGGTTACATAAGTATTCCCACTTCATCCTCTTGTTATCACTTTGATTAGGTCTACGTGCTTCCATCTTACAATCTGTAGCAGGTCGCCAGTACCTAAAGGCTCTCCTTAAAGCACTCCGTACCATTGCCCAATAAGCTGCTTCGCTCTTAGTCCCTCCGTTCCTAGTTTTAGCTACTCTCTTCGCCACGATTGAGCCTCTCTAACAATTCTTCCTCAGCTATCAAGGATTCCAATACAGGGTTACACTCAGATATAATAGGAATACCGTTGCATAAGTTCCCTGTCTCTAGTGCCTTGTCCATCTGAAAGTATTCAAAGTAATCTGCTGTGCTCTGTCTACAAGCTAAGGCTCCTGCTTCCTCCCCTAAGTCTCCTCTCTTATATTTATATACAGTGCCTAATGCCACCTGTAAAGCATAGGCTACATCAGTGGGAGACATACCAGCTTTAAGATAGGAAAGAATGTCCTCCTTCAATTGATTGTTCTTCCTAGTCTTCATCTACATCTCCTATTAAATCCCAACTCCAATCATTAGGGAATTCTAAACTCATCCAAAGTAATCTAGCATTCTCTTCAAAGGCAGACTCAGGATTAGCATAAGCGTCAGCATACAAATGCCCAACTGCACAGGCAAGACTAACACCATTTGCCAAGGCTTCGTCCAATACTTTCTTAGCCTTCTTCTCACCATACCTAGGAACCCCTTTGATATTATCTGTTGTGTCTCCTTGTATCATCTGTTGCCAGAAGAAGTATTCAGCTTCCTCAATAGTAACATAATACAACTCTTGCTTCACCCAATTGAAATGCCACCCCGGTACTGTATTCAAATCCTTGTCTATCGAAACAATACATGTGTCATTCCTCTGTGCCATAGAGCAAGCATCATCAGCCTCATAGCCTTCCACTATGACAGCCCCATACTTAGTTCCTAAGAACTCTCTACATGCAGGGAGGTGATAGGGCTTATTGCTACTGTCTCTGTTCCCTTTGTATGGAGCTATAGTAGCCACCTCGTCCCTATAGTTAACTGAGCCTGTTAGATAATGTGTATGCTCTGTGACATTAGGGAAGAAGTCTTCAATACCTTTCACCATAGTCTTTATGTTATGCAAGGCATGTGATACATCCTCAGGTGTAAACTCTTTGGTGTAAAGAATATTATCCAGCTCATCGTCATGTACATTGGCTTCCACCCATGCCACTGCGTCCTTCTTATACTTAGTACGATGGAGGACAGACATACTGCCAGTATCCTCCACCACCCACTCAGCTCCTTGGGCACTAGCAGCAGCCCTGTAAGCTATGCTGTCTGAATCAATTAAGAGCTTGGTAATGTCCTCTCTGTTGCTCATAGCTTAATCTCCTTGTGAGGCTTCCGTCTGAAATAATTTCTACTACCACCATAACTTATTATACCAACCGAATGAGCAAACAAGTGCTTTGCCTCTGTGTGGTTTATTTCTTTACCTCCACTCTGCCACTTATAACCAACGGAGAACAAGGTCTCCTGTACTGCCCTACTCTCCTTCTCGTTACGAACAGAGAACTTAAAGTCTTCAAGTTCCATAACTATTCCTCCTATAAATTTGGTGGAGGTGGGGAGAATCGAACTCCCTTCCAGAAGCTTCCATGTAGGCTTTTACTTCTGTCGATACCTATCACCCCCAAGTGAGCCTTTTAGTTACGAGTCATGCTCAGGACTATTATTTAACCTCCTACAAGGGAGGGAACTATTTTACATCTAGCTCAGGATGAGGAGGAATTAGTCGAACAATCCTACTGAGGCTGGAACCTTACCGAAGCTTAGTGTGTCACCACCAAACTCCACTAGGTCTACCACCGTCACCTTATTCAGGAAGCATGTAACCCCTGTCTTACCAGCATGTGTCCAATCAAACACAGCCATACCCACTGTAACAGTAGACCCATTACCAATCATACTAGAGAATGGATTACCTGCACTATCTACCACCTCAGGTGGGTCATTAGGCTTACCACTCTTAGCGGTGACATTACGCTTAACTTTAATAATCATATCACCATCCTTGTCTGTCTTAACAGGGATGCCTAGCTTCTCTAGCTCCTGAGCTACATCAGTTTCCAGTATCATATCAATAGACCAGCATGGTGTGTACTGTGTGTCTGGTGATTGTACTTTAGCCCACTTACATTTACCTGTGATTTCAATATTCTGACTCATTGTTTCTTTCCTCTATGTTTCATTGTAATTACGTTGCACATTATATCACAACGCTTAAGTTTTGTCAAGCTTTATTCTATTTAATTGAAGCCTTAGTTGCCCAAGTCTCTCCAACTTCTACATCAACCTTGAGTTCTAAGGGAAACTCAATCCCATATATCTCCTCAAAGTATGCTGGTGTATCTTCTAATACTTCCTTAACAACCTGTGCCACTTCCTTGTAACATGTTACAGGGCAGTCAAGCAACACACTATCATGGATGGTGTTGATTAGTTTTACTTCTTCATTAAACCTCTCCTTAATCTTTCTATATAACTTACCTAGTGCCAAGGGAACCAAGTCTCCTGTACTAAACCCTTGGATACCATAGTTCTTCATCTGTGTAGGAGAGAAGCTTGTCTTCTCCATCATCCAATCAGGTGCATCATACTCTGTAAATACATATTTTCTACCTGTGATGGATATGTATTCCCCCTGACCAGCAGGGAATCCAGCAGCAGTACGCTTGGTAGTCATCACCCTGCTATCTCTAACGTCCTGTATCACCTCGTCCTGCCATTCCTTCACTCTCCAATACCTAGAGTAGTAGTTGTCTATGAACTCCTGACACTGAGCCTGTGGTAGCCCTGTAGCCTTAGCCATAGCCATAGCCCCACCACCATAGATGATGAGGAATCCCGGAGCCTTACTCATCTTACGTTTCTTAATCCATTCCTTATCCCCTGCATCCACCCTAGATTTAATAAAAGAATAGTCTTCATTGTACAATAGGCTTGCATTAAGACAATGACTGTCCAACCCATCCTCAATATCTTTCTTTAGCTGCTTGTCTCCTGATATAAAGGCCAGCCCAATTACTTCTAGCTGAGAGAAGTCAGCCTCCATAATGACACCATCCTCCCCATACCTAGACTCAAAGCATTCTTTAATCTGGCTCATACTATTCTCCTAGTCTAATCATTCCTTGCTTGTGCATTGTATATTCCCCAAGTAGTTGTCCAAAACAATTAGTAGCGAAGTTCTCTACACATAACTGAGGGCATTTGCTTTGCCTTAGCTCTGTCAACTTCACCACCAAGTCTGAGATAATCTGTAACTCCTTACTATTCATTTCCCTCCTCCCACTAAGAATATCTTAGCATAACTAATGTCAATCTCATGTGCCTCTACACTCTCAAACTTCCCCTTATACCTATAGAGATATGTATGCTCAATGTGTGTCAAGGGTGTATCGGAGACACTCTTGTTCATCATGTGTTGATAGGTAAGCCTCTGGTCTATCTCCTTCTCACTCTCAATGTTAGCCCAGAATAATTTAAGTTCTTCTATGCCCATAGTTATTCCTCCTCATAGCTAGATATGTTTTGCATGTTGGGCTTTGTTGAAGATAGGCGACCAGTCGCAGTAGCACAATGATTCAAGCTACCATGTATCAAACCATTAGGCCACACCAAATCACTATACCCCTTGTAATATGTATTGATGTCTTTATTAAGCTGTCTTAGCTTAAGGAAATCTAACGCCAGCTCACTGTCCCCCTTGATGTCATTCATCACCTCATCATTCACCTTGTAGAACCCCGGCTTCTTAGCTTCATATTCTTTCTTAGGAACTAAAAACCCTTTGATGCTCTCTACCCTGTCCTCTATTCTAAACTTACCTTGCCCTGCCTTCATAGCTGTAGGGCCATACACCTTCTGCATCCCTGTAACCTCATCCATAATAGGAACCCTAGCTCTATACTTCTGCTCTCCACCAAAGAAGAACAAGGATACATGGTCATTACTTAAAGGATTGACATCACGAATACCCGCAGCTTCCATGACAATAGTTAGCTTATCTAGCAACGCATCCCTCTGCCTCCCTACCTTATCAGACAACACCTCGGCTGTCTCTCTGTTGAAGTACATACCATTCCATTCCATCTCTGTTGTACATAGCAAGGCATCCATCTGGAACCATATCAAATCTATCATCCCTAGTTCTTCTGCCTTAGCTACTTGATGTAGGAACACTGTCTCTGTGTTCTTCAAGTCCCACTCAAGATATTCCTTAAGCTCATGCTCAGGGATGTCCTCAGTGTCAACACCTGAATTCCAATAGTCCTTTATCCTATCGTCCTTAAGTGTACCTCCATACTTAACAGAGCAATCGTCTAGCTTAGGGTATAGATGTGTCTGTCCTGACAGGATGTACTCCGCCAACTGTGTGTCCCATATCTTCCCTGTATTAAACCAAGGCTTGAGTTCAGGATGGAACTTCCATAGGTATTGAATGTCAAACTTAACATTGTGTCCTACTAATATGTCAACATTCTTCCATTTCTCAGGTGGGATTGTCATGCCCTTAACATGAGACTCCTTATAATGTCCTGTAACTTCTGGCTTCCCCTCCATCTTAAAGCCATACATAACAATCCTATTATCTGGATGATGGACATTAGCTTTGTTAGTTCCTATTGCTCCCTCCCCAACATTCTTCACAGAAGTCTCAAGGTCTGTAATCAAGTACATTATTAAATGCCTCCCATAGTTCTTTGTTTGTTATAGTGTTGTCCCCTTTGTCCTTATAATCATAAGAGCAATTAGAACAATCCGCTGGCCCACACTCACTGGCATTACATAGTCCTCCTAATAAGAATCTCCTAGTAGTGATATGCTTAATAGGCACAGGCATCTTTCTTTTCATATTACATACTACCTCGGTAACGAGCTATGGTAGGCTCAATCTGAACCTCAAACTTCCCATTCCTAAACCTCTCATCACTCAATGGGCCTCCTGTTAATTTATTCTTAGGAACATAAATGAATCTAGTGGTGGGGCTAAAGGCTCCAGTAAGACTGCGACCAATAGTGATGATGGCATCAGCCTCAGATTGCATAGCTACCTTAGACCCATACAATTGATTAGCCTCAATGTACATCTCACCATTAGTTGTAGAGTCTGCTTGTGTCACAGCAATCACAGGGCAATAGTCAGCAGCAAGTTTCCTTGCCCAACCGAACAACCTGCGTTGTCTCTCCACCTCAGAGAATTCATTCTGGAATCCTGCAATCTTAAAGAGCTGATCAAAGATGATTAGTCCGGGATTGTAATGTTTCAACACCTCCTCAACATCCTTAATGTGAATATACTTCTCATCATATATCATAAGCCTACTCTCACCACCCAAGGCTGCATTGTATTCCCTCGTTACATCAGCAGGATTCATAGCAGCTAAGGCTGTATGGTCTTTAGCTAAGGTTGCTTGGACAGTACGATACTTAACCTTGCTCCCATCTTCCTCATTGTTAAACCAAATGACACACTCACCCTCTTCCAATTGTTTAGCCATGTATGTACTCTCACTGGCTATGAATGTAGTCTTACCTGTATCTACATAGGCAGCTACAACAATGAAGTCTCCTTGTCTTATAGGGCCACATGAATAGTTGAGTTCATTCAATCTCCAATCAAGTCCCTTGCCTGTCACCTTACCTACCATAGCAGAGATGTCATCAGCTACAAATCTACTGGCTATCTCAGCAGCCCTACCAATGTCAATGTAGTATTCATCTGTTAGGTCTATCACCTCATCCCATAGGTGTTTGTTCTCTCCCTCAGCAATAGACATAGCAACAGAGGATAACTTGGTAGCATAGTCTCTCTCTATCAATCTCTTTAGTATAGCCTCAGACGTATCTCCTAGTGTCTGACCACTAAGCCTATCAAATATAATACTATATAAATCTAATGTCTCCTTCTTAAATGTAGGATGCCTAACAACTCTGAACCATGTATTGAAACTATCCCAATCAATCTTAGAATGTTTATCATACCATTCAAACATATCAGAGATGATAGTCCAGCTCTCCTTAGTCACCGTACTCTTCTTAATAAACCTATGGAACCTATCAAAGGTTTCCTTCTCTGCAAACAACAACAACAAATCTAATTCAGCGGACATCTAACACCTCCCGTAACACCTTGCTTATATTAATATCTAGTTTCCTATAGCCTGTCATATCATCAACAGCCTCACTCTCTGTTTCATATACCTGAGTCATTAGCTGCCCCTCATATCCTTTAGTTAAACTCACCAACCTATACCTACCCTCTCCATCCTCTATGACTAGACATAGGCTATCCATTTTAGTCCATAGGCTACCCTTAACTTCTTTCATATTCCTAACACCTCTTTCATCTCATCATCTGAATAACTCTTAGGGTCTTTAGCAGTGTGTAATATTATTACATCACCTATAAGCTCTAAAGAATTCTTAAGAACTAATTGTTGTCTCTTAACTTGAGGGTTGTCATTATCTAACCAAATAATAAACTTAGTATATTGTTTAACTATACTAAGAGCAGCAGGTTTTAAGTAAACTCCTAAGAGAGATAGTGAAGGATAATATTTAGATGTTCTTAAAGCAGAAAGTATATCTTCTGTAATGACTAAGGTGTCTGAACCACCGAAGGTATTATTATACCATATAAATTTGCTGTTGTCAAGTGTCTCAGTTAAATACTTTGGTCTACTATCATCTGCCTTAATCTTCCTACTAACCCAGCCTATTAGTCTGCTCCTCTCTTCCCAATCATACACAGGGAGCAACACTCTCCCCATGCTAGGGCTATAGACAGCACCTAGCTCTCTTGTTTGGTCTGAGCTGAGTCTCCCTCCGTAAATCCAGACCCTAGCTTGAGGCGGCCATTTGGCATGATCTCCTTCTGCATCGTAGGGGAGCTTAAGACATGGCCTACTACCATCTCCAAGGCAAACAGTCGGCTTCGTAGATGTCGCAGGTCTATAGTAAACTTCACTATAAGAACCGTAGAGGCCGCACCTAAAACAGCAAGCATTAATTGTTCCATCTTCTTTCCTCGTAATTATCATTGATTTACTGTCGCCTTGACAATCATCACTGTCATGGTTGACTCTCACACTACCAGCTTCATCAGGAGCTAGGTGCATATACTCATCTTTATGTAGGTATTCCATATCTAGTCTCCCCAATCATTCTAGTGTACTCCTCTGTAGACCTTGCATCCATTCGTATAACAGCACTACGTCTAATATCAGCAGCATCCATAGCCTTAGCCATATCAATAAAGGCTTGTAAATCAGGACGAGGAGGCTCAGGAATCCAAGGATGCTCCACCTCCCTCTTAGCTTCCCTAATAACATCCCATGCTTCCCTATCACTACACCCTTCTAAGATAAGAGACTTATAAAGTCTATGTTCCTCTTGATTAGAATGGGGGCATATAATAGCTGGTGTGTTTCGCTCTCTCCTCTTCATGCCTCATCTCCTCTATACAAGATTCTATAATATCTTCACGCTCGTCCTCAGTTAGATCAGTTATCGTCAACAAACTTCTAATCCTCACCTGCTCCTCATTCGATACCTGTCGTTCCCAATAATCTATATTAACCTGCTTTACACCACTCATGTTGCCTCCTCAATGTCAAGCATCTTAGCTACATACTTAAGGATGTCATCTTTATTCAAGGCATCCAAGACATCATCAGCCTCACTGTCCCTTACCACATCAGGTAATAAGCTATGGTCATCTATCCATTGTATCATTGTGCTGCTATCAATATCATCTATAATGTATTCCCACATCCAATCATAATCAACGTCCACTTCAACATCATGTGTTCCAGCAGCACCAAAGTCTACCTCTGTATTATATTCAGGCATATCTATTTCTCCTCAGATAATTCATCTAACAAAGCTTGCAATAGATTCTCTCTATTAAAGAACACACATTCTTTATTGCAACCTTCAACACACTTTATCACATTCCCATTATCTTCGGCTTCAATACATGCAACATAATGCATCATGTCCATTACACCCTTCAAATTTAAATCAGATAAGTCTTCAGGTATATACATATCTATTCCTCCTTCTCTAATTCTTTCATAGCTTCTAGTATCACAGCTATCCTATCATAACCAGCCAATCTGGCAGCAGTTAATAATGCAGAGACTTCTTTCCTATGAGGATTCTTTAGATACCGCATGGCATATCCCTTACGCCAAACCCTCTCCACTTCCACTTCATTACTGTAGTCCATAAACCCTCCTGAATAAAAGGAACGTCCATGTTCCTAGGAACTTATTGTAACAGTGTTACAGCACCTTACCGAACACAGTTTTATAATGGTCACGAACAACAGCCTTCTCACTATCCTCTGCGTAACGCTCAAGCACAGTCCATTTACAGGCCATCTCAAGGTTGTTAAGCTTGGTAGCTAGGTTTGCCCAAGCATCATAGTTACGAGGAGATACAGCAGCAGATACAATACGCTGAGTGTAGCTTGTACGTACAAGGTTAAAGAACTTAACCATCTTAGTAGCTGCATCCTTAGAGATGGCAGGGTGCTTCTTACGAATAAGCGTGGCTTCCTCTGCTTGATTCATGTAAGGCATCTTAATCACCATGTCCATACGATTGAGTGTAGACCCATCCTGAATCATGGTGGCTCCGTATTGGTCAGCACCATCCCCTGTGCCTACAACATTATCACTCAGCACCAGACGGGTACGAGGATCACTAATCACCTGCTTATCTGCCAAGCTTCCGGGCATATCATCAAGCTGTAGAATACCATCCTTCTCATAGAAGCGTTGAAGAGCCATTTGAATTCCAGCAGGAGTTTTCCAAGGCTCATCAAAGGCTACATACCATCCCTTCTTAAGAGCCTTAGGCAGCTCACCCTTCTCATAGTGCATAGACCCCTCACTCACCCAAGGCTTACCGAGCAGGGTGTCAGTCTCCATATCCTGACGACCATTGATACGGTAGTAGGGTTGGTTGATGTAGGCACACAGTAGTTCTTGCAAACTAGTCTTACCACTCCCTGTTGGGCCAACCACAAGCATCTTCATGTTAGAATTATATCCAACAATCAGTTGCTCCATGACAGCATGGTTGATAACGTAGTCCTCGAACTTCTCCTTGCTAGGAATAAATACCTTATCATCCTCATCCCAATCACTGTCAGCAAACACCTTCACATCCCAATCATTACCAGAGGGAGGTGTTTGTCCAAACAGCTCAGAGTATTTAACATATCCCGATGCAGCCTTCTTCCCCACCTTGTCCATACGAGACTTGATGAATGTTGCTGGTTCCTTAGCAGGAGTCTTAGGTGTAGGTGGAGCAGTAGTTCCACCCATCTTACGAGCCAGCACTTCCTTCACTTTACTTTCTAGTGTAGATGTAGTCATTGTTTTATTCCTCTTTGTTTAAATATGTTGGCTTAATATAAGCCGTTCTAAAGCGTTGTAACATTGTTATAAGGGGGTAGCCTAGGCATCCCTCCGTTCGTCCAGTGGTGAGGCTTACAGAGCCTCTGAAGGGGGTTTATGTCCTCTTCTCCTCTATATAGTTTAATAAGGCAGCATAGAACATCTCTTCAGGTACACTCTCCCCGTTGTTATGGAATAAGCCACACTCAAAACAACTCAATCCACTACAATCAAGTTTGTCTCCTCCTCCAGCAGCTTCTATACAGAGAGCCTCCATCATAGAGCGTAAGAAATCTTTATACTCAGCACCCCTATCTAGCCTAGGAAATACAATCTTCATGTCTCTTCCTCCATGTGTTGTAACAGCCCCTCTAAGAAAGCCTCTTTGGATTTAAACATACAAGAGCCACAGTTTATACCACCACAATCAAACACAGATTTCCTATCAACTGTCGCTAGAGGTATGTCAAATCTACCATGACAAGCAGCTACCACTAAAGCATCTAGGAACACATCAGCAGATAAATCTCTGCCAGTTTGCTTTACACTAGCCTCCAAACCCTCTCGCTTTACTTTGGGTATATAAACCATCACCCTCTCCCAATTATCTTATCTTTAAGTAGCTTGATAAGTGTTGATTCAACATCACCTGCATCATGTATCACAGCGTTCTGTTTGTAGTAACGCTTAACACTATCATCCATGATGCCAATGCCATAGATTTCTACAGGACTCTTCTCAATACCACCCACCACCTCCTTAGTGAAGTCAGAGATAGAGCCTGACCGATTGTAACATGCGGGCATACCATCTGACAATACAATCATAAGCTTCCTCTTGTTAGGTTGCTTGATGATACGATTGAAAGCCCACAATATACTCTCACCATCAGCATTGTTAGCCTGTAGGTTGGAAGCTTTAGCAAACCTCTCAACAAGAATGTTCTCAGGAACTTTTTCATTGAACCCTTTGAACACTGGATGCACTAGATGTCTAGCTGTCTCAGTGAACCCAATGATTTCAGTTGGTATACGAATGGCATCCAATACATTGCTCAGTTCTTGTGCTGCCTTAGCTGCATGAGCAAACTTAGTGTGTCCCATGCTACCACTACAGTCAATCACTAACTGCACCACTGTATCAGTCATGTTGTTCTCAATGCGCTGCTTAAATATCTTCTGTTGATAACCTCCACTGTTCTGTAGTGTAGCACGATGCAGGTTCTTACCAATCTTACCCTTCTTCCTGCCATGCTGATAGAAACTCTGGCTCCTCACTTGCAACAGCTTCCTCACTTGGTTAGCCAAGCCCTTCCCTGCACTAATATCATTAATTTGTTCCTCGAAATAGCTATCACTAGGCATACTGTCTAGGTCAGGAATATCTATTTCATCAGGAGGTCTAGGGATGTAGCTACCTGTACTGTCCTCCTCTACATATTCATAGGAGCTACCATCAGGCTGTCGTCCGGGAGTAAAGTCCTCAGCCTTGGAATGATTATGAATCATATACTTTCCGTAGTCACCCTCATCCTTTCCATCCCCCTTCTTTCCTTTGCCTTTCCCTTTGCCCTTGCCTTCACCCTCTCCTTCTTTGCCCTTGCCTTCTCCTTCCTCTCCTTCACCGTCCCCTTCGCCCTTCTTACTATCCTCCTTCTCCTTCTCTTCATCAAAGTCTAACAGGCGAATTACTTTAAGAGCAATCTCATATTCATCCCATGCTGTACCATCACGAGGGTCTAGCTCCTCCTTGTGTGGTTCAAGGATGTCAGCCATCTCTCTACCTTGGGTGTTTAGATTACGATAGAGATTCTCTGCCACCCCTGACATGTGAGGGTAGTAGTCAGAGCTGTATTGAGCATCGAGGTACATCATAGCTTCGAGAGCATTCATGTGCTTATCTTCACTCTTCCCTATCATCTTCTTAATAATTCTATTCATGCCAATAGACTTACCTTCTGACATAACATTATCTCTACCAACATACATCCCATGATTGAAATACTCTTGGCGTTGGTCGTCCAATAGATTACAAAGCATTCCTAGGAACGATTCCATGTTAAGGTCTTTGTCTTTGGACATCTCAAAGCAATCCCTCATCTCTTCTACTACATGACCTATCTCATGGTAGATTGTAGATTCCCAATCAATCATCCTGTCATTGTCCCATGTAGGGGAGGGCTTACCAATCCAAATGGTACGTCCATCAGTACGAGGACGATGCTCATCCTCCATTCGCACAGTGAGTCCCATGCTATTAGCCAATGCCCTCACCCTTGCTTGTATTGTATAGAAATCAAGATTCATTTTTAATTACCTCGTTAAGTATGTCAAATATATTAATGTTTAATGGTGTTACATAAGGATTACCATCTAACTCTATCTGAAATATAACATCACCAATACTACCACTACCATCAAGCTTGGGATGTTGTACCCAGAAATGGTGGTCGTTTTTTATAGACTCATCAACAGGGTAATCATTCTTATCAACCCTAATGACAAGCCCTCCATCCCGTGTCTGATATACCTCACCTGTTCTCATAGCACCCTCCTAAATAATAGAGCTGTGTATAAATTCACGAACAACTTCACGTTCTTCAGGGTCAGATAGGTGGGCGTAGGCTACCACAAGCTCTGCTGCTTTACTCATAGCTACACTCACTAAGGTATCTACAGGCTGTATCATTCTCTCCTTAGTCTCCTTACCTAACCTGCTCTTACCTTTAGCTGTACCATCCTCTTGTAACAATGTTACACCAGCACCTACAGCACCCAACACTGTACTCTTAGCACTCTTGTAAGCACCATCAAACACCATACTCATATTCCATGTGCCATTACCCTTCTGGTATGTCTCATCACCAGCATGATGCTTCTCCATGTACTGTTGTTCACGCTCGGAGAATAGGTTTTCAATGTGTTCACGACCAGCTCCGGGAGTTTTCTCTAGCAACATGTTTACATGTGCCACCATCTCACCATAAGCACTCCCTCTTGCCTCCTGTATCATATCATCAGAGGATTTTATGGCAGCGTATTGTTCTAAGATAGATTCAATACCTGTGCTTACAGGGGGAGCAGCCTCTAGGTCACTGTCCTCATAAGAATTGTTAGTGCCATTGTCCCAATCTACATATAGATTGTGCTCATCACTCTCATCATCACTAGTGACAACACCCTCTACGTCAGCAGGATTAGCATCATCTGCCCCGTAATGCCTAGTGCCCTTTACAATCTGTACCCTATCACCGACTTTAAATTTCATCACACACCTCCTTCACATCCAATCCCTCGGCTACATAGAAGTCTTGTATGTTCATAAGCTCCTCATAGTTTACAATGTTCTCCTCCTTCCCTTCCCATGTAGGGAAGAATAAATCTTCACTATCAAGAATAGGGTCAGCCTCATCAGCTAACATGAAGTCCTCCACTCCCTCAGGTAATTGGAATATATCTCCATACCACACTGTACTACCTTGCATTGATGTATTCATGTTCTATTCTCCTCATCTACTTCAGTCTGTAATTTCTCAAGTTGTTCTTCCCATTCCAATTCCCTAAGAATTCTAGCTGTCACCCTCTCCTCTCTACGAAGTTGATGTAGTTCTGTTCTTAGGAACTCTATGATGGTAGAGCGCCGGTAATACTTGGCCTTCACTATCATCCGTTCCATCTTAGCTGACATTAGCATAGCTATGTCTCCTTTGTGTATCCACTAGAATACTCACCTTCTCTTTGTATTCATGGTAGGGAAGTCTAACACACAGCTCGCTGAATAGATAGTCCCTTAGGCTAGGCACAGGGAAGCGGTGTGCTGCTATGTGTTCCTCAAGTACAATGTATATAGGCTTACCCATTGTCATTCTCCTGTTCAGCCATGTCAATTATCATTTGATAGAAGGAGTCCTTGGTTCCAGTAATACCACCAAAGACACAACCTTCACACCCTGCGTCATTCCTTGTACCTACACACCCACCCATAAAATCATTACTACATATAGCACCCTTGATTATTGTGTGTACATTATCTAATGTGATTTTCCCGGTTCGCTTGTGCTGCGGTAGAGTGTATTCAACCCTTGGGGAATCTATAGGTTTTAATCTGCGCTCGTTAAGGAAATGCTCATCTCCTTTTTCATCTCTATATCTGTGGATTCCATCGTCCTCCACTACAATTAAAGTTATCGTAGAGCCTTTTACAAAAGACGCATAGGATTCCTCTAGTTTGAACTTATCACCCACCTTAAATTTAGCAGCCATGACCTGTGTCCTCCTTAGTTGGAGTCCATACAGAACTACTGTCAAACACACCACCAGCAGCAAACACCATCATCACCCGTTGATTTCTTCGGTGCATATTGAATAGCGCCTTTTCCCAATTAGTATTGTTCATTACATTTGTCTCCACGTTAGATACATTTAGCAACACGTTGTAACATGTTACAAAGTTTGTAAGATTTCATTAACATCAACAATCCCACAACCCCACAAGAATAATACTAAGAAAAAGGTTGCTAGTATTAGTCCTCCTATGAAGTCAGAGAGATTCATCGTTCCATCTCATTCAGTTCAGCCCTAGCAGTATTCAGAGCATCTTCACATTCCTTCACCACCTCTTGTTTCTTCTTGAGTTCTTCCTTAGCAAACTCAGCTTGGATGGCATCATTAATCTCCTTCTCTGTCAGGTCGGGGAATTCCTCTACATACAAGGGGGTGACAGACTGTACTTGTTGCATACCATAGATGTCAGCTATGTTCTCCACTGTACGGGTTAGAGCTTGACCACTCATTCGATAGGCAACACGGAATTGATTTGGTTTGTTCATTTTAATTTCCTCTTTAGTTTAATAATAGTTCCTAAGAACCCTTGTTGTAACATTGTTATAGCTTAGTCCTCCTCCATAGCATCTAGCAAATCATCAATCAACTCTTGCAAATCATCGGGAGAGAACTTCACCCAATCACCACTAGCTCCCGACCTGTCCTCACCGTCCCATACATTAGCATCAATCCATTCTTTCGCCCATTCTTTTCTAGGTTTCATTCCATCAGCTCCATTAGTTTCTCAAACACCTGAGCCTGATACATCTGCATCTTGATGTAGTCCTCAATAATACTGTCCTTCCCCCCACCTGCTGCAATAGTAATTACACCTCCACCAATAAACTTATCTTCAATGGCGTCCTTACTCTCTTTTAATCCTGCGCCAGTGATGCGCCTCAGTTGTTTAATAGCATTCACTTTATGTGTGATAGCTATGTCTAACAACACATCAGCAGCATCCCTTGATACTGTATAACTCATATCATTCTCCTTCAACCCAAGCATTACCTTCAAAGTGTACCACTTCAGAGATTTCCTCTAGGTCTAGCATATCACCGAAGTAATCTATCAGCGTATCATTATTTTCAACAGCCTCAATCATCTTAGCTATCATCTCATCGGTATCACGCCCATCTAAATCCAGCTTATACCCCCTAGTAACACTAAACAATAATTGTTTCATATCATTCTCCTCTCTGTTGTAACATGTTACTAGTTAGACCAAGAGGAAATGTTCCCCTCTCTATTTGCTTCAAAGAACTCCATACATTCCTTGATAGAATGGATACGTTCTTCATATGCCTCCCTAGCATCACCATTGAGAATGTAATACTTCCCATCAATAATCAAGGCAGTCTCATCACCTCCATTATCAGCTTCCCATTCTTCTAAGGCTAGGGCTGTATTAGGTGGTATGTAGGAGATGAAGAATCCATCACCATCCAGCACCACGTTACGGTTCATCTGTTTCCATTTAAGTTTCATGCTATTTCTCCTACGCAAGCTTCAATGAACTTGTCATAATCCATGTTAGAATTGTCAGCTTTCAATGCCTCAGCTATTGGCACCACTGTATACTGCCATACTGCCCCACCTGCGTTGTCGTGGTCTACAGGTAGAGTTTTATTCAATGCCTTAGCTAATATAATGTAATCTTTTCTAGTCATATTATTCTCCTATATAATCAAAGACTCTTGTAACAATGTTGTAAAGCCCTTGTCTATAGGGACAGTGTAGTCTCGCTCAATTGTATTTCAATTGAATCCCTACTCTCGCATCTGTCCCACTACGTTTTCATAAGTGTATTAATTCATCACTCTCCCCTATACTGCCAAGCTCTATTGTCCGCAAACAATAGCAGTGGTGCATAGAGAATCACAATCTCATAATACTTTTATAGTGCCTTCATACTTTGCATATGCTGTATGCCACCCATCTCGTCATGTTGTAACATGTTACATTTAATTCTTAGGAACCAATATGGCCGTCCTCTGTCCCTCTCCAATCTCCATTTGAGGGCATTATTAATCTATGTTGATGGGTATAGTCCTGTCCCATTCAGAGCATAGTTTTTCCGGCTATCAATTCTCGAATCTGTTGTAACAATGTTACATCCACGCTTACTTGGTGGTGTCGCACTTCTCACTAGGCATAGCTTGGCCTGTAAAGCCTACACTATGTCAGTGGTTCTTAATCTGTTAAAGAGCATTAAGACAATTGTCTTATGGGAACCCTCAAGGCGAGGGCAACCATAAAGCAACTAGCTAGCGGCTAGCGGTTAGATATGATGGTATCAATCAGTCGCGCCACCATCGCTTTTTCTTGGTCGCTGGCAGTTGCGGCAAACTTGGCAACAGTGGTGAGAAACTTATCCTTGGGAGCCTGTTCAGGTGTAGCATCGGCCTCACTCTCAACAGCGTCCACCTTGGGAGCATGGCTGCGGGTATTGACCAGACCATATACAACCTCGCTTTCGGCCTTATGCCATTTGAATCCGAACACCTGATACCCTGCGCCCTTAACAAATTTCTTGTCAGTGGATTGCTCCCAAGCGTATTGAGCCGCCTTGTGGATCTCTCTGTTGAGCGTAGCATTCCAGCTCTTAACGTCCGCCTCGCTTATAACAAATTCTGATACCGCCTCTGTTAATGCCTCTGCCAATGCCTCGCCCCCATCGTCACCGTTTAACAGTGCATCCCTAACAGCGTCAATCTTAGATGCGTTACCGATTTTCCATGCTGCGATGTTTTCTAAATAGTTCATGTTGTATTCTCCAGTGGCCTATTGGCCGTTAGTGGTATTGAGGTTGCATCCTACAGGAATCAATTTCCCAATGCAACCTTTATTTTTACCCTTGTAACAATGTTACCTTAAAACCTTGGAAAGTGTCAGGCTTTCCGCCCGTCCTGAATTATATCAGGAGAGCGAACTATACAGGAATTCCACCCCAAGTATACACGTTTCTTTCTATACCCCCATTAACTGAGCTTATGACCCATATTGTTTCACAGGATGTTTCACAGGATATTGTTTCCCTTATATTAAGGAATAGCACATTCCATGCCAACTCCACAAAACAGCTAAAACCTTGGGTATATTAGCAAACCCTGAATTGCCCCCTGGCTGCCCGTAGAATCCACGATGTCACTACCCCCTAGGCTACCCCCTTATAAAATATTTGAGGGGCGTACAGAGCAATTGAGGAGCTGTGAGGGCTATTCGTTTGGGTGATTCTACTCCTTATATATAGCTTCGTGTAGCGAGGGGGTAAAAGCTGGCATAAGGATTGCTAAATGCAACTATCGTGCCAAGGTTTCAGGATGCAGAGAATAGCCCAATAACGCATTAGAATGTCCTAATATACTAACACAACCCGTCAAATAGTTGACGCTTTTAGTTAGTGGATGCTAACCTAGTGAGTGTCAATATATTGTCAATGTAATCAAGGGATGTCTTGAATAGTGTAACGATAATCATTCTCATTTAAGGGCACTTTCAATAGCTTAGAGCTGTAACTTAAGACATCACTTTAACTCTCACAAGTGTTAACCACGTATTCAATGTTTCACGTGGAACACCTAGTTATAACAATGTTATAGCCATATATTCCCCATATATCATAAGGATACCTTAGAATCTCCCCGTATTCAGTGTGGCTATGGTGGCGAGGTGAACGTGGGGGGCATAGGTGCCACCCCCCTCCCCTGTATATGTATATGCAGACACGCAATGGAATCCCTAATTACCAATGTTAACCATACCGTATATAAAATACAGAGAATCACCTTTGTTAACCTTGTATTCTTAACATAAATGCTAATTAGTATATTAATTACAATTAATTTCCTTTATTATCCTATTTTGTCCAACTAGTTACACGTTATAAGTAGAGATTGTAAAAAGTCTCTACTGCTTTAGGAGAATTCTAAGGCAACACACAATTCAAATACCCAAGGATAAGCATATATAGTGGTCTGAGAGAATAGTCTAATAGGCATTCTCATAAAAGCCCGGACTCTCGCAAGGAAGCAGAGATAAACAGGTTCTCCTAAAGTGATATAGAGCAGAAGCTCTAGACATTGATACCTGATAAAGCTATATGTCACCTAGAACAGGAGCTACAACAGTCCTACTAGGTTAATAACCACTACTTAGTATACTTAGTTAATAACTATATATCACTAAGAGTGGGCTTAAGTTTGTCTAAAGGAAACTAAGTAATATTAATAAATTATTTAAGGATATCTAAGTATGCCTAAGAGTGTAGTAGCTCAGAGTAGTGATAGAAATCTCTCAGAGAAACAAGAGAAGCTATTACAGCTATATTGGAACTCAGGTTGCACAGCTTCCCCTTTACAGTTAGCTAAGGAAGCTGGGTATACAGATACATCCATCTATGGTGCTGTTAGGTCTCTAAGTAAAGAAATTCTTAAGCTCACAGAAGCTAAGCTTATTGCACATGCTCCTGCTGCTGCCAGTGTTATAACAGATGCTATCACAGCTACTAAGCCTCTGCCGGGAATTAAGGACAGGCTAATGGCTTCTACAACATTGCTAGACAGGGTTGGCTTAGGTAAGAAGGAAACCCTACAGGTGGAGAGTAAAGGTGGTGGCGGGGTATTTCTTATACCAACTAAGAAAGTATTGGAACCTATTGAAGGGGACTACACAGAGGAAGAAGACTAATGCATGTAGCTTATGGATATGAAGCAGATGGCTCTCCAGTACAAGAACAACTAGATGGCCTGAAGGAAGTGTATGAATACATCTCTCAGGGTATGCCTGTAAGACAAGCCAGTGAATACTTGTCCACCCTAACAGGGCGATATATTAGTCATGTTGGGCTAGGAAAGAAATATAAGAACGAATATGAGCAGGGATAACAGAACAGAATCCCCTAAAGTAAAGCAAGCTAGGGACGCTATTAGAGCTAAGGCATCTAAGGAAAGACGTAGAAAGAAGCTTGTAGAGAAGGCTGCTCTAAAGAGAAAGATAGAAACAGTTAGAAAGTCTGACAGTATTGTGAGCACTGTTATGACAGACGCAGAAAGGGAAGAGCTTCCTGCTGCTAGTAAGAGAATAGTGGACGAGAACATAGTGTTCCAACCTAACGAAGGCCCACAAACAGATTTCCTCTCAGCTCCAGAAAACGATGTATTGTATGGTGGTGCTGCTGGTGGCGGTAAGAGTTATGCTCTCATAGTAGAGCCTCTTCGATATGCACACAAGGCAGCACACCGAGCCCTGATACTCAGGAAGACAATGCCGGAGCTGAGAGAACTTATTGATAAGAGCCGGGAGCTATATCCAAAGGCTTTCCCCGGAGCTAAGTTTAAAGAACAAGAGAAGACATGGCATTTCCCTAGTGGAGCCAAGATGGAGTTTGGCTATCTGGATAGAGATGCTGATGTATATCGCTATCAGGGACAAGCATATAGCTTTATAGGCTTTGATGAAATCACCCACATGGCTACAGAGTTTCCTTGGCAATACCTAGGCTCTCGACTTAGAACAACAGACCCAGACATAGAAGTTTATTTACGTTGTACAGCTAACCCCGGTGGTGCTGGACATGCTTGGGTAAAGAAGAGATATATAGACCCTGCCAAGCCTAACACATCTTTCGTAGGAAAGGATGGACTAACTAGAAGGTTTATTCCTGCTCTCCTTAAAGACAATCCCCATCTACATGCTGATGGTAGATATGAGCAGATGCTTAACTCGCTAGATGAAGTGAGTAAGAGAAGACTTCTGAATGGTGATTGGAATATTAATGAGGGTGTTGCATTCCCTGAGTTTATTAGGGAGATGCATACAGTAGATCCTTTTGAAATCCCTAACTCTTGGTTTAGGTTTAAGGGAGCTGACTATGGATATACATCTCCTTCTGCTGTGCTATGGATGGCAGTAGATCCTGATGACAACACGATTGTTGTATATCGTGAACTATATTCTAAAGGGCTGACAGGAGAAGCATTAGGTGATGCTATTATGGAACTGGAACTTGGAGAGGTGTCTAATGTCACAGGTGTACTTGACACGGCTGCATGGAACAGAACAGGATACACTGGCCCTACTATTGGACAAGCCCTTAACCAAGCAGGGTGTTCCTTCAGACCGTCCGATAAGAATAGAATCGCCGGTAAGATACAAATCCACGAAAGACTAAAGCTTGCTGCTAGTGGAAGACCTAAGCTACAGATATTTAAAACCTGTAGGAATATAGTTAGGGAATTGGAGACACTACCAATCTCTACTACTAACAGTGAGGATGTAGATACTACAGCTTCAGACCATGCGTATGACGCGCTACGTTATGCATTGATGAGTAGACCACGAATGACTACAGCAGCAGAGAGAGGTGTCTTTATTAAACAAGAAGTACACCAAGAACAATTTGATAATTTCTTCGGGTATTGAGAGTATAAATGGCAAACGAACTAGATATTAATATTTCCCCAGACGCTCCTCTCAATGCAGATGATGCTATGCTTGCTCCTCCTCTTATGGAAGAGGGAGCAGAAGTAGTACCAGTGAAGGTTAAGAGTGAGCTGGTGGGAGATATTGAAAACAAATTCAATCTAGCTAAGAGAGCTAGAGACAAGGATGAACGTAGATGGCTTGATGCCTATCACAACTTCCGAGGTGTGTATGGGAAGCAAGTGAGGTTTAGGGATAATGAGAAGAGTAAAGTCTTTGTAAAGATTACTAAAGCTAAAGTCACTGCTGCCTATGGGCAGATAGTAGATGTTCTATTCGGCTCAGGTAAGTTCCCCATCTCCATAAACAGTACAGAAGTTCCTGAAGGGATTGCTGAGTATGCCCAACTCAAACCTCAGGAAGCAGAACAAGAAGCTGCCCCAGAGATTAATGGTAATGACATTGGATATGCAGGGGATGGACGCACCTTAGCTCCGGGTTCTACAGGAGAGAAGGTTTCTTTCCTAGGAGACTTGGAAGAAGACCTCTCAGGCCCACAAGGAGAGATGATATTTGCTGAGGGGTATGAAGACCCTGCTGCTCCCACCATTAAGCCAGCAGCCTTAGCTGCGGAGAAGATGCAGAAGCTTATTCTAGACCAACTAGAAGAGAGTGATGGTAGTGTTCATGTTCGTGAAGCCATCTTTGAAGCTGTGCTATTAGGCAGTGGTTGTATCAAAGGCCCATTCAATTATAACAAGACACTGAACCGTTGGGTGGAAGGTGAGCCTGATGAATCAGGAGCTACTAAGAGAGAATACAAACCAGAAACAACTACAGTACCTAGAATAGAACAAACCTCTATCTGGAATTTGTTTGTAGACCCAAGTGCTTCTGTTATGTCTGATGCTGCATGGGTGGTGGAGAAGCATAAGCTAAGTAAGATGCAGCTTCGTAACCTAAAGAATCGTCCCTTCTTTAATGAGGATGCTATTGAATCTGCTGTAACACTTGGTACTAATTATGTAGATGAAGACTACGAACTAGAAATCCGAGCAGAGAACTCAGACCAAACTTCCACCACTGATCGCTATCAAGTGCTAGAGTATTGGGGAGTGGTGGATAAAGAGTTTGCTATTGAAGCAGGACTCAAGGAAGAAGTGGAAGGAGATAGTAAGGATGTTCAAATCAATGCTTGGATTTGTAATGGAGAAGTGCTAAGGGTTGTACTCAATCCCTTCCAGCCCTATCGTATTCCATACAACCTATTCTACTATGAGCGTAATCCTTATTCCATCTTTGGTGTAGGTATCCCAGAGAATATGAGCGACAGTCAATCTATTATGAATGGTCATGCTCGAATGGCTATTGATAACCTAGCTTTATCAGGTAGTTTAATCTTCGATATTGATGAGAGTGCTTTGGTAGCAGGACAGAACATGGAGATGTATGCTGGCAAGATATTCAAACGCCAGAGTGGAATGCCCGGACAAGCTGTACATGGAATCAAACTTCCTAATACAACTAATGAGAACATGCAGATGTTCGATAAGTTCCGACAGCTTGCTGATGAGACCACAGGCTTGCCTAGTTATTCTCATGGGCAGACTGGTATTCAATCCACCACTCGTACTGCTGCTGGTATGTCAATGCTCATGGGTGCTGCCTCTCTTAATATTAAAACTGTTATTAGAGGAATGGATGATATGCTATTCCGTCCTCTTGGAGAGAACTACTTCTATTGGAACTACCAGTTCTATGACGGAGAGCTTCCTATTCACGGAGACCTAGAGGTTAAGGCTGAGGGTACATCCTCTCTGATGCAGAAGGAAGTTAAGGCACAACGTCTAACACAGCTTCTACAGACAGCAGCTAACCCTGCTACCTAATATTGTTAAAGAGATTGTGAAGACAATGGACTTGCCTGCTGAGGAGTTTGTATCTACAGAAGAAGAGGCTATGATATATGCTGCCATCATTGGTAAGCAGAATCAAATGCAACAAGGGAATGCACCAGAACAACTACCCGGAGCTGCACCACAAGAAGTTCCTCCACCTGAACAACCGGGAACCGAAGAGTTCTCAGGCACACCACGAGCAGTTTAATTAAACAAACAGGAATATAAGTATGGCTGATAAATTTGAAAAGACAACTAATGGCATCACTGCTCCTGCTGGATGGTGTGTAGAAGTAACACCCGCAGATGTAGACCTAACATTTACTACTAGGGCTGTCTATATTGGTACTGGTGGTGATCTTAAAATCATTACAGCT